CCAAACTTGTAACCAATATCCAGAAGTGAAACTTGTTGGACTATTGATTGCAATCCCTAAGTCTGGGTCAATGCTATAACCTAAAATAGTACTATTTCTATGACCCCATATAGAACCACTTCTTATATGGATTCTACGATCATCCCCTCCAATATCCATTATGTGCCTATTCCAACAAGAAAATTTAATTTCATCACCTGAAAATTTTATAGAGTTTGGTTGTGATAATCTATCAGAATCTGTGATTAAACTTGTATATATTGTAGTATTTTTTATTGTTCCTCCAGAAATATTCTGAGATGAGACAAACTTTAATCCACTTAATCCATATGTAAAATTAGACCCTATATTCCCTGCCAAAGAACCGGCAAGAGTTCCACCTGCGGCGTCAATACGTGCATCTATATTCCCAGAAAATGCATCAACCCATGTTTTATTGTATAAATTCGCACTTAATGAATATAAAGTATGATTAAAGACATCATTATCTTCTAAATTGTCTAATCTCCCATCAAATCCTGATGAAATAGCAGTTATTTTAGTCCAATTTACATTGGCTGAACCTGGGAATCTGAATCTTACGTTAGATGAGCCTGCAAATCTTAATATAGCATTTGTGGAAGTAATATAATTTGCGGTATTAAATGAATGAAGAGCCGTGTTAGCTGAATGTTTATATGAAGCATAACTTAATGAACTTGCTTGAAATCTAAAATGAACATTTGATGAATCTGCATATCTGGTTTTGGAACTCCCAGATATATCATCAACATATTTTTTCCTGGCTGCCGCTGAATTGTAAGTCGGATGACTTAATCCTGATATCTCGGACGTACTCATAACTATTGTTGTAGTCATATTTACCTCTAATTAGACATATAAGTAGTAATAATAACTAAAAAATGTATTAATACTACTTATATTTGTGCATGCCAACGGATAACTCTACTTCCAGCTGCAGTTATAGCAACTGTAAAATTAGTTGCATTTGGGTTATATACGGCATATGCAAATGTTACTAAGCCACTAGGAGTTACATTTATTATATTTGGTATTCCAGATAAACTATGTGCTATGGCTTTTGAACCGGTAGTTATTGCTGCCCATCCATAATTAGCTGCAAGATAAGAACTTGATATCTTTGCATGGAATGAGTGAGCTTTTAATGCTTGAGCAGATGCTTTGGCAGGTTTTGCTTGTGTAGTTAATTTTTGAGCTGATGCTGTGTACCAATTATATGCCGCTGAATATTCATTTCCAGATGACATATAAGTTGCTGCTTGTTTAGCATTACTTGATATTGTTGCATATCCAATAACTTCTATGTCGTTTGCATTTACTTTAATACCTGTACCAGCCCCAACAGCTATATCTCTTGTTGCTTCTAAAGTTCCTCCGCCAGTTAAACCTACTCCTGCAGTTATAGAAACTGTTGAGTGGTCTATGTGCTCATTTGCCACAAAATTCGTAGTTGCATCGTGGTCTACATCTGAACTCTCGTAGAATGCAATTGCTCCAGATGCTTGCCCCTTCTTTGCATTACTTGATATCGTACTGTATCCCAAAACACTAATTGTTTGTGCTACGGAACCACTAACTTTAACTGTGGCTGTAAATGGAGTAACCCCAGTTGATGCAGCCAAAGTTTGGAATGCTGCACTTTGAATTCCCCCACCAGCTGCCTCTGTTATCCTTCCAGATAGAGCTCCAGAAACAACGTCTAGATAATTACGATTTACTGCACCAGATTTATAGGTTGGCCATTTAACTCCTGATATTTCATATGCTATAAACGGTATGGTTGTTGTCATTTATTTTTTTTTTTCTCCTTAAAAACATATGGTATTAAGTTGAGGCATACCAATATACATATTTATTGTTTACAGTAGTTAGATTTACATGTATATAACTAGAATCAACCCTTGTTTTAATTCCAAAATTTACATTTCCACTTGGCGTTACACTCCAGAAGTTTGGCTTTGATGTAAGAGTGTGAGATATGGACCCGCTTCCGCCATATATTTGCTGTAATCCATATGCCCTAGATCTTGATGGAGCAAATTTTACTATAGCATTACTAGATATTATATCAACATATCTTTTATTTGCAGCTCCAGAATTGAAGTAAGGTTGTCTCAATCCCGATATAGTATCACCTATAGCTGTAAAATTAGAAGTTAATATAGTCCCGCTACTTATTTTTGTAGAAGATATGGAGATTAAATTATATATTGACTTTGAATTCCAATCTTTATCTGCATTTATTACTAAATCAGATAAATTAGTAACTCCTCCGGTTGCACCAGATTTCTTTGGTTTCCAAGCAGACAAACTTTCATCCCAAATAATTCCAGAGTTTAACCAAGCGTGAGAATTCCAATTATTTCTCTTAAATGCTGAACTCGCAAGATATTTTGTTAGAGCTGACGAGCTCCCAACATATTTATATTTTATATTTCCAGATATGATATCTATATATCTCTTAGATGCCGCAGCTGAAGGCCAAATTGGCAGAATTAATCCAGATATTGTATTTGCATTTAAAGATATGGAATTAGCATATAATGTACCACCAGAAGTATGTTGGGATGATACATAATTCCACACACCTGTACTAGGTCTAAATCTAGATATTGCTTGTGTACTTCCAATATAATTAGATATACTAATAACTGCAGCCCCACCTATAACTTGTCTTGTTTGGTCTAAAGAAATTGGACCTGTTGCTGTCAAATTTCCTTTAGTTAAAGCTGGTTCAAATTTACCTGTAGAAGTTGAAGCATAAGCTCTAGATAATTTACTGGAAGATAATGTGTACCACGAACCTAGAATAGAACCAGAAGCTTTACCATCTTTAGCATTTGATGAGATTGTGGAATAACCAAGTAAAGATATGGATGGTGTCGAATCTACATATTTAAATTCAGAAGTTAACATTCCACCTACAGCATCTTGAGCCATCTCGTCTGTATAACCACCAGCACCAGCTATTGAATCATCTACATATTTTTTGTTCGCTAGTTGTCTATCATCTGTCGGTGCATTAAGTTTTGTATAATATGTACCACCAGAATATAATTGAGAAGAAACATAATTCCATCTCGAAGAACTTGCCCTAAATCTAAATCTCACATTTGATGAATTTGCATACCATGATTTATTAGAGGACCACGTCCATAATTTGTGTAGACTACCAGATGTTTTAATATTTACATTTGAACTTCCAGGGTAATTGTTATTAAGTAAAGTTGTTAAATCGGATTCAGAATCGTAAAATTTAGATATAGCAACAGATGATGCAACATATAAATTATGGTCAAATCTATCGTAGACTCTTGCAGATGAATTTATAGTTTTTGTTAATTTAACCCCAGAGTTATAGAAATAATGTAAATTACCACTAAAACCAGTATATTGTTGATATTGAGTCTTATTTAATGAAGAAACTGCATAATATGCATATGCACCGCTCCAAGCAACATCAGAACCACCAACAACCTCAGCCCAAGTTAATCTATTTGTTTCATCCCATTGTAAATAATATCCATCTATTGGAGCATTAGATATTTTAAGATAAGGTTCTGTAATGCTATTAGTGGATATGGCAGATGATGGTAGATAAGAAGCGTAAGCACCCCCACTAGTACCTATAACTTGGTCGGCATCAACCATACCTATAAATCCATCATTTTTTGGAGCCACTTTGGCTATAAGTTCTATTGCCATTAAGTAGTCACCACCGTAGTAGAGCCGAGATTACTATTTTCTGAACGCCAAACATAATAATCCTCTGTCCATCCATTGGAATTAGTAATACTAACAGTTTCTGGATCTTCGAAACCACCTTCAAACCCACCAACCCAAAAAGTAATGGTTCCTAATCTCTTTGGAAATGCAAATAATAGATATTCACCAACCCCAGAATTTACAGCATCCCAAGTTTGAGTATTATCGTTAGTTATCTCACTGTTAGCTAATCCTTCCACATCTGCCTCTGTAAATGTATCTGTTTTACTAGTAACTCCATAATACAATGGATTAATCGAAGCTACAGATGTTGTTGTAACTAGGGAAGAGTTACCAAGATTTGGAAGATTTGATGCATATACTTTATAGTTCTCTGTATAACCTGCAGAATTGACTACAGAAACATATGCATGACCTGAAAAGGCACAAGATATACTATTAAATAAGAATCCTGTTCCACCATCACTCTCGTAATCGCTACCGCTTGGTATACTTGTATATGTTGCTGGAAACGCAAATACTAAATATTGTCCTGCACCGGCATTAATTGAAAAACTACTAGTTTGGTCGTTACTTATTGTACCAGTTAAACTTTCTATATCAGCTTCAGAAATTGACTTATTTTTAGTTAATACACCATAATATATGTAATTTCTAAAGTATATAGATGTTTCTGTTTCAGTGTCTGTATCTGAACCAGCTTGTGCACTCAATCTAAAACTCAAATAATAATCTTTTGCAGCCGGATAACTTATAGCTTTTGTACTATTTGACCCAGCTGTATATGCAGGTCCAGTCATTTCTCCTATTGTACCAGATTTAGAATAACTTGTAGTATTATATCCAATAGTTACCCAAGTTGTAGTTGGTGGTCCATTATTATATGTAGCTGTATAAGACATAGCACTTTGAGCCTTCCAAGTTCCAGTTCCTATAAGTTGTGTTGTTGATTCCCCATCACTAAATGAGGCGATTGTGAAAACAAAGGTAGCATTATAGGCTGCAGGAACCCAATTTGTTCCATTCCATTTTAAAACTTGGTCTCTTGTAGGCTCAGTAGATTTAGTGTCAACATCTTCAAGCATATTAATTTCTGCAATACCAGATTTAAACGCTATAGAAGATATAGCGTAGAATCCAGATGCACCAGACCATGCTACATCTTCTCCACCTAATCCAGAAGCCGCATAAAGAGTATGATCAAATATATCCTTTACTCTTTGAGCTGAAGCATAAGATTTTTTAGTTAATCCAGATACAACATAGAATTGATAAGCTCCGGACCATAATCCTAATGTACTGTGGGTGTGTGAAGCTATAGAGAATATTCCCGTGCTTGTAGATATATATGCTGAATGTAGCTTTGCTCCAGAATTTGTAAAATAATGACCTAATGACGAAGGATAATATCTAGATTTTACCGCAGAACTACCTGGGAATCTTATTCTAATATTACTAGAATCTGCATAAAGTTTCTTTGCGTTAGAAGAATAATTAAATAATGAATCTACTCTTGTATCCAAATTAGACGAAATAGTATTAATTAAAGATCTTGTTACATTGGAAGATGTAATATAATCTATATGATTAAATATATCTTTTACTCTTTGACCAGAACTATAAGCTTTCTTTGTAAGAGAGGAAACCGAATAATATCCTAATGCACCAGACCAGGCAACATCTGAAGTTGATATACTAGATGCTTTATATAATGTATGGTCAAACAAATCTTTTACTTTTTGCCCAGATAGATATCCTTTTACTGCATTTGTGGATATATTAGTATAACCTAATACACTTAAAGATAATGCCGCACCTTGACCAGAAATTGCTCTAGTATTATCTACCCAAGGAGTTAATCCAGTGGAAGCATTAAGATAAACCCAACTGGATGTTCCACCTCCTCCCCCAGTTAAATCTGTTTGTGCTGACCAGAAATTATTTGAGACATCCCATTTTAGTACCTTTGCACTAATAGGTGTAGTCAGTTTTGAGATATTTAATCCTGCTATTTTTCCAGATGCATTATATTTTGAAATTATACTAGACGAACCCGGGAATCTAAATCTTACATTACTAGAATTAGCATATAAAGATTTATTACTAGACCAATTAAATAAACTATCTATACGAGTATCAATATTAGATGAAATATTATTTATTAAGTTTCTATTTACAAGTGAACTTGCTGGATATAATGACTTATTGGATGAAAAGTTGTATAAGGAGTCAATTCTTATATCAATGTTGCTAGATATAGCATTTATCAAAGACCTATTTATATTTGCACTCCCAGCAAAGATTGATAAAGATTCGGTTTCGGTATAATATCTATTATCGTGAGTATGGGAAGAAGCTCCGTATTTATTTAGAGCGTTTGAAGACCAATTAAATAAAGAATCTATTCTTGAATCTAAATTGGATGAAATTGAATTAATTAAATTTCTATTAACTTGTGAACTTCCAGCGTAAAGTCTCCTAGCATTTGAAGAATAATTAAAAATAGAGTCTATTCTAGTATCTATATTGGAAGAAATAGAATCTATTAAAGCCCTGCTAACGCTAGAGCTTGCAGCAAAAAGAGATTTAGATTCCGTTTCTGTATAATATCTTGAATCGTGAATATGTAAAGTGGTATCACCACTATCAGTTAAATCTACCCATTTTGTACCCCCGGATTGTAAGTATCTTAATCTTGCATTACTAGAAGTAGCTTCGGTAAAATCAACAAAGTCATCCCAATCTTGTGATTTTATTAAATCCCCTGGAGATTTATTATCGTTAAAAGCCATTTATAATCCTATTAAACAAATAAATATGAATTAAAAAAATATTAAACATAGAATCATATACTCATTTAATTAAGCGACACTGAAAAATGTTAACTGCTTTAACCAATAACATATATGACTCGTCCATTAATGTCTCCTGGATTTTGATTTTCTTTCGGCTTCTTTATAAGCCTTTTCCTTTTCTTGATATTCGTAAATTATATGTTGCTCTAAGAATGCTACACCTAGCGGGTCTCTTTTACGTAAATCACCTAATTCCATAGGAGTTTTATGTAATAGTTTACAGATTTCCATTTCTAGGTGCCCAACACCACTATTTACGAAAGGATTTCATCTCTTCTTCTGACACTGGTCCAGCTTGATTAGCTTTAATTAGTTCTGTTATAAAACTTTGTAGTGAGAAAAAGGATATTTTTGTTTTCCAAAACTCTTCATTTAGAGTTGTATCTACTGATAATTTTGCAGCTATTTTTGGCAATTGGTCGTAAACATCCAACATACGCTGGATTGACTTTTGATCCATTCTTCCTTCATACATAGCAGCTTCTGTAGATAATCTCATTATACTAATCATTTCCTCTTGGGTTGGTCTCCTAGCCTTAATAGTTCTACGAGTCTCTATTGAGGAATTAAATACAACATTCAATAAATCTTCTTTATAATCCCGTTCTAATTTATCTCGTGTTGCTATTTGCTTCAAAATTTCTTGTAAATCCCCTTGTTCTTTCTTTTCCACTTTTTTTTCTAATTTTTCTTTTTCTAGTTCTAAAGGTGTTTTCGCTTCTTCTACCATAAAAACGCACCAAATGCATATAATGCATTTAAAAAATAAAAATAAATACATACATAAAACATCTATTAGTAATTACGGCCATATACTATCTGCAATGACAGTATAACTTCCAGTTCTCGATGTGGATATTTTATATGGATATAAAACTGTGAAGTCCACTGAACCTTCTGTTATATCTTCAGCTGACCCAAGAGTAAAGTCGAATCCTGTAACTTGGCAACTTCTTAGATAGAAGTGTAATGAATTTGTACCGCAATTACCAGATATACCAAAATTTGTACCATTAATTAAGCAACCTAGCATTACACCTAGACCCGTATTATACATCTTACAACCAGTTAAAGAGCCTTCTGCAGTTAATGCACCGGCTATAGAATAGTTAGCTATTTCTCCCACAAGTTCTTGTTCCACGGTTCCTTTTGCTAATGTAAGAGTAAAATCTGACACTGCAAAACTTCCGTGAGCTGTCATAGTTGTTCCTGGGGCTGCTGTACCACCTACAAACCAAATAGCTGCATCATTACCTTTATAAATTGTTGGGTTGGATTGTGCCATTTTTTATCACCCCTTCACCGCCCCACCGGCATAAACCAATTTTTGTGGGATCATATCAATAAAATCAATACTTGCATTCGTGACGGTTCCAGCATCTCCAAGTGTCACATCATAACCAGTAACTTGGCATGATGTTAGATAGAAACTAATATATGATGCTTCCAAAGTAGAAACATTCCCAGAAATAGCTATATATTTCGTGCTAGTCTTATATGTTCCTGTATCAACCAAGTTTTCTAATAGAATATCCAAATTTCCACCGAACTTTGACAATGTTAATGAACCATCACAAGTAACCGATCCTCTCGCTGTATAAGGACCAGGTACTCCTATTAAAGATTGAGTAACCGTGTCACTACCGAATGTTAAAGTGAAATCACCGATTCCGTATGTATTATATGAGTAAGATGAGCTATTACTTAGAATTGGGATAGTCCCCGCGTTATGTGAACACATATATATTCTTGCGTCTCTTCCTGTTACAGTACCTACCATACTTTTACCTCTTTATATTAAAATTTTAAATACATATGACATTAATCTTCACTAAATCTTGTGTAAGTATATGTTTGTAGTTTTCTATACGCATTAAACGCTTCTTCATACATATCTATATCGTTCATTTTTTTACATGACCCAGAAGCTATCAATAAAGGAACAATAGCGTCTGCTATTGAGTAAGTCTGCTTTCTGCTGGTTCTGGAATAGATATCTATGGAAAAAACAAATGTTTCTTCCCTAATTCTACTTCCAGCCGGTGAAGTTCTATAACCAAGATAACCCTTATCCATACCTGATATTTGATTAATAATCACGCATGGGAAGTTATCCATTGTTTTCCTCCAACCAACAATTATATCTTTTTTTGGAACTAAAGAAGTTACCGAACTTGAACTAACAATATAACTTCTAATATCAATTAATGCGTCACTTGACATATTAACCTAAAGAATTAATTAAATTATTCTTATATCTTTCATATATATTAAGAACAGCATCTCTTTCAGATATCATTGCCTGTGTAAGATAAAATTTTCCCTGGATATTTCCAAGTATTTTATACCCGAAATATTCTGTATGTCCTTCCTGTGCACCTATAGGCATAGGACCTAAAGCCGGGTCTCTATTATATATATAAAATCCACCATATTCCATCAATTTCGCATGAGGTGATGTATAAGTTAAACTTCCTTTTATTCTTTTACCTTCAGACCAAGTTTCTATTACTTTACTATCTTCTATACTCTGTTCCTCTGCACCATATTGTACCCCATGACCCCATATAAGATTAGAATTAAGATTCTCCATTGCCTTTAAATGGATATGTTGTAATGCTTCGGCTGTAGCTTCTATTGCATACGATTCGATTCCACATTCTAATTTCTTTAGCTTTCTTTTCAAGTCTCCTTCTACTTTTGCTGTCATCCAAGCCGTGGTCATATTTGTTCCAAGAGAACTGTTTTATGATGGGTATTACTATCTATCATAGTTTCTCTAACTCTATATAAATCTGAACCATACACAACTCTGTCTCCGGTGTTTATATTTTCTGAATAATCCATAAAACACTTGTATTTTACATCGTCGTACTTTCCAGTAGTTAGTATAGATTCCTTATCTGACAAGTGATACAACACTGAATATGGACTAACCCTACAAGTTATACCTGTCGCAGTTTGTGTTGAATAAGAATATGCCCACTCTCCAAAATCGTTCTGAGATGAATATGGAACATTCTTATATATTTTATGAATTAACAATCCATCGAAAGACATATTAATCGTTTACTTTGTAAAAAGGCCATTTATCACTTCTAGTTCCAGCTATTTCTGCTTCTAGCATCTCTATTGCCATTGTTCTCCAAGAACTAGCTAAATCGTAGGCTGCTGATTTTCCTGAAATATTCCCACCCTTAAACAAAGAATAGGAATAATCTCCTAGTTTTTCTGTTGCTATTTGATTATATTTACTTGCTAAAGAAGGATTTTCTATTACTTTACAAGCAACTAACAGTAAAGCCGGAATTCTACCTTTTTCTGAACTTGTAATACCATAGACAACTTTTATATATTTTTCAACAGATTCTATTTTTAATAGAAGTTCTGCCGTAGATATATCATCGTAATCTAAAGGAGGAGAAAAGAAATTTCTTACCTCATATTCTGGTGCTAAAGTTGGTACGTAATCTACCATTAATCAGACATCTCCCCTAATTCTGGTCTTATTTTTCTAAAATCTAGTTTCTGTTTTGGCTTTATAGTAGAATCTATTGGAAATGGAGATTGCTTAACTACAAATGATTTCTCATTTGTTTTTCCTCCACCCAAAGATCCTGTTATTTCTAAAGATATAAGTTCATCCGATGTATACCCATCTTTATCTCTCATAGCTGATATTCTATCTTTCTCGGAAGTCTTTGAAAGAAAGTTTTGGTTACCTTTACCATGTAACATTATGTTCTACTGTATAATGGAATATATGCAGCTGCACCGGTTGGTCCATATGTTGAACCAGATACATAATGTATTTTAAGCCATCCTAAACAAGCCGCAGTTGACGGTGTATAAGCATTAGTCCAAGTACCTAAACCACAGTTTGTACCGTCATTGTAAACTATAAAACCTCTTCCATCCTCTGATAATTTGAATTTTTCAATTTCTAGGACTGGAATTTTTGCTCCAACCATAATTTAACTCCTTTTATATAACATTAAAAAATAAAAAGTAGAGAGAATCTCTACCTATTTATGATAGATGATACAGGCTGATTTTTCTTGAAGAACATCCGTACCGTATCTCATAGTACAGGATATTCCAATAAGATCGTGGATTGGGTCATCATATTGTTCAACGGTTATATCTCGTCTCATGCAAATTGTTGCGAAGTCATTCTTTGAGAATACCATAGCTGTTACATCTGAACCGGCGGTTGTATCATCCCATGTTGGGGTTGCAGAATCCGTAACTGTACCATAGTAAGGCTTCAATCCCATAATAGTTGGGACTTTTCCTTGATTTAAAGAATTGCTTTGTCCAGCGAATGTAACATACGCTAAATTAGAATCCTGTAATAGATAGGCCTCTGCTGTTGGATGAATTAATAGAATATCTGGCATATAATTTTGTTTCTTAATTTTTGATACTGCTAGAGCTAAATCTGAAACAGAGATATGTGGTCCAGCTGGGCTCATAGTGTTTGTAGTAACTTTATATGTTCCTTGAAGCATCTGATATAATACATCTCGGTTGAGTTTATTCTCTAATCTTGAACCGGCCTTTTTAAGTTCCAATTCAACAATATCAAATAAACTATCCTCAATCAACTCATTAGTAATGAGTGGCCGAGTTCCAATTTTATTGATAGTGATATCCTGTTTGGTAAACTCCTGTGTATCAATATCAATTTTAGCTCCTTCCGCAATATTAGTTGCATAAGTTCCACTTTGTCCCTTTACGAAACGAACCGAATATGTTTTTGTGTTAATAGTAGGAACTACTTCCCTCATACATCTAGCTGGTTCTGCACCCTCTATAATAGTTTTATAAACTTCCTCTTGAACAAGTGTGGAATCAGTTATTGCCGTGTTTTCACTTTGAAGTAATGTTTTATAGGCCGCTTCTCCAATTGTTTTCTTAAATGATTCCTTCGCCATTAATTTTGAACGTTCTGCGTTCCCAGCAAATCCATATTCCAATAATTTGGTTAACTTACTCATAATTTAAATCCATATATTAAAAGACAGTAAAACATAAACATAATAACATAAAGATAGAATTAAACTAATAGAACTCTACAAACTGTACCATTGGTTGTATCAGCTGTAACAGTTTCTAAAGCTACTCCAACTTTTGCCCCAGCAACTGCCGTTCTTGAAGCTAAGTATCCATCTTCTGTATCTGAAGCTGCTTGTAAGTCATCACCAACTGTTGCTGCTCCAGAAATTCTAACTCTTACTATATTCCCAGGACCCCAGACTGCAAGATACTCATTATCAGTCACATCATAAGCTGATACACCAACACAACCAGTATCATCTTTGTCAGAACAAACCTTCACTTCCATAGTATCTTTTACTTTAACTAGTTGTCCGGCTTTTATGGTACCAGAAGCTTTATAATTATATGCTGCAGCTCCTTCCTGTAAAATAATGTCATCTCCAATTGCTTTCCATGTGAGTGTCATAATTATCTCTCTTTTATTTTAACAAATATAATACATTAAGTTAATAAAACTTTAACTGAAGTAGCTGTAGCTACTGTTTCAAGAGCTACACCAATTTTAGCTCCAGCAGCTGGACTAGAACTTCCAACGTGACCAGCAGCAGAATTTACACACAAGTCATCACCAACAGTTATAGATCCAGAACTCATACATCTTACTATATTACCTGGACCCCAAACAGCTAAGTATTCATTGTCTGTAACATCGTAAGCTGCAACTCCAACAACACCAGTACTCATAGTTGGTGCTATTTTAACTTCCATTGTATCAGCTGGATAAACAACTTGTCCCTTTTTAATTGTACCTGAAGCTTTAAAATTATAAGCCGAGGTTCCTTCTTGAAAAATAATATCATCTGAAGGAGACGTGAATGTTAATGCCATAATTTATTTCCTTTTATTTTAAACAGAATTTACATAAACTCTGAAGACGTAACAATTCCATTACTTACACGAATAGCTGGCTCTATTTCTAGAACTGGCTCCGTGGTTGCTTGGATAGTTTTAATTTCCTGTTTAACTTCTGACACAGGTTCTTGTTTCTTTTCTGGTTCTTTAGATTTATTGATTATCTCAATTTTTTTCTCTAAAGCTTGAATAGCATCATCCCGAACTTTCAACGAAGATTTTAATTCCTCAGTGTAATCCAATTTGGATATTTTTTCACTGAGAGTATCTACTTTCTTCATCAGAGAATCCATTGTAAGATCAGGTTTCAGTTCTGGAGTTGGTACCGTTTCTGGTGCCGATAGTTTAGCTTTCTGGCTTTTCTTCATCCATGCCTTTGCAATATCCTGTGCAGTCGATTTGGGATTCCTAATGATATAATCAAGCATAAATATAGCCATATCCATTTCCTCTGGCTTTTCCTCTTCTGGAGGAGCCTCCGGTTGTTCTACTGGAGGAAACGGTGGAGCTTCTGGCTCTTGTTTCACTTCAGGAACTGGAATTGGGATTTCAGCTTTTTTCTCTTCTTTGCTCATTTCTGCTGGAACCTTTTCTTCTTCTGGTTTCTTTTTAGCTAATTCCATGAATACTGTCATATCTTTAGCTAATTTTTCCAAAGCCTCTAATCGTTCCTCAACTGAAAGTTCTATTGGTTCTACACAGTCTGTGCAAGGAGTTGCATCTTTCTTAATTTCTTCTACCATATTTTCCTTACTTATATTATCTACATTTAAAACATCAATATTACTTTGGAACTTATTAAAATCTGATTTAGCAATCACTACAAACCCAGATTTTTGATTAACTGGTTCCGTACATACACTAACTTCAAATATGTTAATTTTATCTAATACTGTGACGCACTCTTTATTATCGCATACTTTATGGGATAAGAGTACCTCACAACCAATTGAAAAGCCTGATATTTGTTTTTGTAATATAGCAGCCCAAATTTCATCGGCTACTTTAATATCCTTACGAATTTCACAGACTATAAATAATCCTTTATTATCAACACCTGTTTTATATTTTCCATAAGATGGGATTATTTTTCCTATCTGTATATTTTTATGCATAATCATAAGGTTTGCATAAGACGAATCGGCCAATAATGATTGTATTCCCTTCTGTAATACCGATAAAGGTATATATTGATTTTCTTGATCTATAATTGCCACGTTGGCGTAGCCAGCGATTATTCTTTTTCCATCTGATTTACTCAATAGTATTTTTGTATTTCCCTTCAAGCATATATTTATTTTATCTTCCATTTATATTACCTTACTTAATAACATAGTTACTAATGTTACTATTACTGCAACCGTTCCAGATATGGTTGCCATTTTTACTTGTAATAAAGTTAATCTATCATTAAATTTATCTATTTTATCATCACAACATCTAATTGCTTCCTTTATCTCCTTTAATTCTGTATTACTATCTTCTAATGCTCTCACGACATATCCTCGCCATTTCGACATTTCCATATCCCAGTCATCAAAAGCCTTTTCTTCAATCATATCTCATCCTCATCAGTAGCAATAGCCATAACACCAGATACACCATCATATATAAGAGGTATAGCTATCAATCCATACCTTCTTTTAGTTGCTGGAGAAGTAAATTCCCTGATAATTATCTTCCTGCGTTTGATTGCAGATACAAATGGGTCCCATTCCGGAATCGTGTCTAAATTATATAAAGTCTTATAAACTGGGTCACCGGGACTAGGACATATTCCCAATCTATCCTTTAACATTTCTTTCAATTTCTTATTAACTAATGCCATTTTAAGATCTATTGTTACAATCGCTATATAGCTATCAATATTATCTATGATGAGTTGATATTCATTTAGCTTTTTAAGAACATCGTCATGCGAACCAATTCTTTCAGGCATAACGAAAGTCTCCGCAAATCTTGTATCTAACTTTTCAGTTAGAGTTTTTAAAGCAAATAGTTCTACCATATTTTACCTAGGCCCAACGATGAGGTAACCATTTATTAGTAGCGTAATTATAAGAATACAAACAACACATCAATCCGGCAGTATTACTTAATCCAGATATCCTCATAGTTCCTACATTAACTACACCAGGATAACTTTTAGCTCCAGAAACACTTGAACTATATCTATAACCCCCAATTATTGACAATTTTCTCCCTCTCTAATTCAATACATCAATAACTTCTTTTTTAATTGCATCTTTATTTTCTATAAATGTTATATCTTCCTTCCCGATTAAATCATATGAATTATCTTCCAACTTTACAATATAATTCTTGCTAAATAGCTGCTTTTCCTTTTCCAATAGAGTATCTAACTTTGTTTCGAGCTGTTTTGTCTGTTCTACCTGCCTATTTATAGAATCTTCTAATAGTTGCAATTCTTTGAGGCGATTGTCGTATATCTGGGTCTTTTCCTCTATTTCCTTATTTCTGTCCGCTAATCGCTTGTTCAATTCGCTCAGAACTATCTCCGCTACCATCTATAACCCCCAATTCTTTATAAACATCTTCCAATTTTTCGTCTGGCATCATAGTAACAACCATCTTTGCCAGATTATTTATTTCACCTATAGCAGCATTAATTTGAGACGAAGTAGAAACTATATCTCGTTGCTTTTTTAGAGCTTTAGTTATTTTATCTACCTCTTTTTCCATATCCTTATTTGTTATTTTTAATTCTCCTAAAGTTGCTATTAGAGAATCAACTCTCTTTAAAACTTTTTCTAATTTATCCTGGGCTTCATTGTAATGGTCTTTTTCATCTTTCTGGAATTTCTTAAGTTTCTCTAATGTATCTCCAACGTCTTTTATTAATTTATCCTTTTGTGGGTATGTCCAAACAGATTTTCTTCCATATACCGCGTAATATTGAGCTTTTCCACCTCCTCCGCCTCCTCCATAAGGCTCCAGATTTGATGAAATCCATTTAACTGTATCTGTATCTCCAGTAAGAGTTCTATCAGCGTGGCTCCATATTTGAGCTGGAGTTGCACCTCCACCCAATGATATACCACTAATTTGTGATGAAATGGAACCAACCTGTGAAGAAATATACTCTATATCTGGGATTACTTTATCATGTAACTGTGAAGATATATAATCTAATTCTGGAGTGATTGAAGATAAATCCGCAAGACCTGTGTCCCAAGAACCTTCTCCGTGCCATTGTCCTAATGGTAATTGTGATGATATATTATGTATTTGTGATGAAATACCACGTATCTGGCTGGAAACCCATGCATCAGATGTGGCAGATGTTAATGTTCTAGTTGCATATTCCCACACTTGTTGTGCAGAAGTCCCAGATATGGAAGCAGAACTTATTAAATGTCCTGTTGTACCACCAGTCATATGGTCTGAAATATCTTCATCCCAAACTGTATCTGCAATAGTATCTCTATTGATTAAATCTGTTTGATTTATGGTAGTCCCACCTGTAGTTCCAGTTACACTCCCAACCCCTCTTGCTATAATACTACCTTCTATATCAGTTGCGTCAACTATCAATCTTCCAGATGGAGCATTGAAACTCACATTTGTTCCGGGTGTTATTATGTTAGTTAATTTTATACCACCACGATAATTCCAGATACCAAGACTTTCACAGTCATTAACCTCTAATACCGGTGTACCACTTCCAGGAACTCCATCTGTGCAATTGAAGAAATTGGTTGTAATACTATTATTTAATTCTATAGTACCTGTTAATACACAATCATGTGCATCTAGTGAAATATTATTTAAATTCCCTATTACACAATCATGGAATACTGCATTAGAACCATTTCCTGCAGTCCCTTCGACCGTGCATTCTTTTACAACAGAATTTACAACTATTGTATTATCTACGGTAACTGTAGAATTTTTTATTCCTTGTCCGATAAGTGTTCCGCCCACATAATAAGGAATATCCACTGAAGATATTGTTAGGTCTCCTATAATGTATAAGATTGTAAATCCTCTCGCTGCTCCAATTGCTGCAGCATTTAATATAGTCTTACATGGATAAGCAGTTGTACCATATGGATACGTTGAAGAATCTGTACCACTAACTACATCAATTGTTATGCCTCCATTGAAAGAAGCATATTCTATTTCAGACATTTCTGCAAGGGTAGATTCAACTAAATTAGATACAGACATCTCTACTACAACACTATGAGGGTCTAATGTTGAAACTACAACACTTTCACCTGCAGGGTCTGTAAAAATATTTCCTTCTAATGTAAGCCGATAATTACCTTCAGCCGGTCTTATTCTCCAATCATTCATCATAAAGTAAGTTATTCCTAAATCTTTTGTAGCTGATATTTCATCCCCACCAGCAGTTCTTAAAGCTTGCTTATATTTTATATTCTGTGAACTAACTACCCAATCAATCCAAGCAGAATATATCCCTTCTTGGATATTTATGGTTGTTGTACCAGATATACCAATAATTCGGTGGCATTGTCCACTAAAGATTACATCTTCTGTTGGAGTTGTATATGCTAAATCATCTTCCATTACAACTGGGATTGAGTAGTCACTGGATTCTAATATTGTTTTTAATTTCTGGTATTCATATCCTTCTTTCAATATAGCGATATCCACCTGACTTCCTACATCAGTATCTGAATATGTATATGAAGATGTTTCAATTGGAGTTGTTTCAATCTCAAGAATAGTTTCTGAACCAGAAGCTAAATAAGCTATTCTGGTTCCACTTATTAATCCGGTTAAAGTTACAGTATATTCATTTAAAGGATATAAAGCCAACTGGTCATTTGCAGTTGTATCCATAGTAACATAGAAACTATTTAAATAATTTGTTCCTGGAGTTACACAAGTTATTCTAAATTTAAGTTTGAAACCCAACGTTGCAGATATTGATTCCGCAGCCAAATTAGCTGAAGTGGCATCTTTCCAAGAGCCATTCCAACCATTTCCATCATTCTTATCTATCTGATACTCATATGATAGGTTCCCAGTGTTTCCACCACCTTTAGTTGCATCTGATGCTGCAAATGCTGTGTATCCTTTAATATAGTAAGGCCACGTATAGATTACTACATCCCCTGCGTTATACATATATAATGCACCAGCAGAATTAAATGTAGATGCTCCAGTTAAACCAGTTGTATCTACATATGCAGCGTATGTGGATGTTGCTTCATTGAATCTAAAACCAACCCTACCAACGGTTGCTGAAACAAAATAATTATAGAATATAGTGCCATAAACTGAAGTATATCCAGTATAAGCAGAAGTATATGTCCCCCCTTTTATAACTCCATCTAAAGGAACGAACCCAGAATCAACAGCAGTTCCATCAACTCTGCTATAACCAAAGTAACAGTTCTCTAATATAATCCCCTTGGATGAGTTCACTTCATTAATGAACCTAGTGGCAATGTTATCAAAGTAAATTCTCTGGATTTTTGTATCTATCGAGTTACCACCATCATTCAAAGCATATAACATCATATTTGTGTTACCAGCTTTTAATGGAGTAGTAGAATTCCCAGCATTATACCATCTAGTATTATTAGCTGCAATTGTATACAAGAATGCTGTATCAACATGAACTTCGCACATAGTACTTGGAACTGTTGGCCACCAGCCACCACCACTGATAACTGTATCAACGCAACCAGCACCAATCCTTACTGCACCAACTGGAGCAGAAGTTGCTACAGAAACCGAATGGAAACTATCTGCGTATCTTGGATTTTCAATATAAGTATCACTACATTCTGCAAATGCTAATGAGTTACCAACCATAACAGGATTTATGAATCTTAAACCTTTACAAGTTAATGCATAAAATGGATAAGATGCTGCATTGGTTCTGAAGATGCGATTCTGGAAATGACAATCTGTGAATGTTATATCATTACTGTAACTTACATATGTACCGTAATCGGCAGAACCCATAGACCCTGTTCTTCCCCATTTACAATTTGAAATGGAACCACCAGCTAAACAGGAAGTTATAGAAACTGCATTAACATCGGTGTTAAGATAGTTACCTAAATGGAATTCTTTTATTGTGAAAGAACTTGCAATCTCTTGCAATATCATAGAATCTAATGTTGCACAATTCATTATGGATATACTGTAAGGTTGGACTATATTGAAGTACCAAGTGCTTAATGCTCCACTGATATCTATGTTACCAGCGTTTGTAGTTGTAAATTCTGGTCTACTAGCAACTGTTGCATGTGGGAGAGAATTACTTGACCTTGCAGCTGTTCCACAAGGTACTAACAGAACATTAGGTATCCTTACTCTGCTATTAGTGGAAGGAAGGAATCCGTAATCTTTATAGTTATGTGCACCAATTCTTATTTGCCCACTATCTCTCATTTCAACGAACTTGCTTCTTCTATCGGTTCCTTTTGCACTCCCAGACCAACCAGATGCAAGTGTATTACCATAATTTTGAGCTGGCCAGAACTCATAAGAATTGCTACTATAATAACTTTCTATCCAAACACCAGGATATCTTGTATATCTCCCGCCAGAGCAAGTTGGCAATTGAATTATTTGCCCTCTAACTCCATTAGTGTTATCTAAATAGAACCATTTACCTCTCACTTTCCATGTTTGTGCTCTACCTATGGTTATATTTGCTCCATCATCAAGCACAACTTCAATCCACCCAGTAACATCAGTATTTGTCGCTTTTGCAGAAATCCCCAATAGATTCTCTCCAGAAACAAATGCTGTTGGTTTTACACTCTTTAATTTAATATAACCAGTTGGTGGAATTGTATTCCCAGATTTTGGACCTCTATACAAATCCTGATAAGCTCCAAGAAATTGCCCACTAACTAAACTTGTTGCACCGCTTATATAAGTACCCCATTGTGGTACTGGTCCTGTACCATCTTTGTAACTAAGCCATCTCACGTTAGTCCCATCAATTAATACTTGCCCACCACCAGCGTCAGTCATAGTAAAAGACCCTAGAGAACCTTTACCTCTGGAGGGTGCATTTCTATGATATCTTGTATCTGTATTAATTGTTAGAGTGGCATTGCTATTAATAGTCATAGCTTCTCCAGCAGTTCTTGCAGCAGAATCCAAATCTTGAGATACTGATATTGTAGCCATTACCTATATTTTCCTGATAACATTAGTTATCTAATACTTTTAGAATTTTCCCAACTTTACCTTTATGTAATATAAAACTTCCTTCTTTAATTCCTTCTATTGAGTTCGGCGTATCTATAGATTTTTTCCATTCCTCGGATTCTTCTCCGGGTTCAGCTTCATCACCAGGTTCATCTGGATTAGGAACTTTTTTTCTATCATCCTCTTTTTTCTCCTCTATAGATTTTTCAGAGCCTTCATACCCACCAGCATGAGCTGCGGCTCCCTGTGCATCTGCTTTTTTTCTTGCAGCTTCTTTAGATGCCGGATTGCTTGGGTCATAATGGTATCTAGCTCCTTTTGATCCCCACCTGCAGAAGTAGCCATCTTTATCTTTTAAACCGCATTTCGTAGGCGTAAATATCACCTCAAATTTTAATATCACAGTAGAAATGATCCTTGCAAATTTTGTTATTCCAATTAAGTCTCACGGACTCTCCAAATATCTTTCTACATCTATATAGCATAATCCCCCAAGTCTCTCCTAATACAGTATCTATATGATCCCTTAATATAATTATTGGATTTTTACTATATGGGGAATCTATAATAATGAACTCCGATTCGTGTATTAAATTAATATCTTCTGGCCAATATATTTTTGTGGTTACTTGTTTATATTTTATTAATTCACATAGAGGACAGGATATTACCCATAGAGGATCTTCATTAATCATAAAAATCTTAAAGTTTTCCCATCCTCTTCAATTAATAAATAATCGCCCAATTTAATGCAGGCATTCCATCTACAATTTTTACAAAGATTACCAAAGTTCTTACATTTATTTTGGAATGAACAAATTACTTCTGCCATAAAATCACCTTATATGTGCTCCTTTGCAAGCTGGATTCAAAACTACAGCAAGTCCAAAGAAAGCAATATCTTCAGCAAATCTCATATTTTCCTGAAAATCCCATCTATCCACAGAACTTAACTCAACAGACAAACTATTAACTAGGCCAGCATCAATCAACGCTATGGTATCTTTTGCATTTTGTGTTATAGGATAAATATATAAATCCCCAACCACTGCATTTTTATACCATCTTTGATTTTTAACTATACCTATCCTATCTAAAGTTCCTTGAGAATGGTCCACATTAAGATAGTTTTCTTCCCATCTGGAAGCAGATTTACAAAGTTGTTCTTCTGTATACTTAACCGGAGCTCTGGTCATTGCGTCAGACCATTCACCCGGAGTTAATAATACAGCGTTATTATATACGCGAGCATCCCCAGATTTTTGGATAATCTTATTATCATAAACTAACTTTGTAGTTAATTTATGAGTTGTTCTTTCTACCATTTATTTCCTCCCTTAATTCCTCTAATTCATATTCCAAATCTTTTATAGAACTTTTAAGTCCTTTAATAACTTTAGATTCTAATTTAGGTTCTGGCTTTTTAGGTTCCTCTGGTTCCTCTTTTGGCTCTCCAGGTTCTTTTGTAGGTTTCTTCGGTTCCTTTACAGGTTGTTCACCAGGAGCCATAGATTTATCTAAAGGAGGATAATCAAATATAGCTCTTATTTCATCAATTGAGAATGGTTGTGGTCCTTCTGGGAATCCTCTTAATAGATTACCGAGCCATTTAGCTTTAACAGCCTCATCAGCGTCTGTAACACTATGGAATCTCATATGCACCGTGTTCTCTTCTTTGCCATTCGCCAATAAAATCGGATTTATAATTTCTAATCTTACGATTGTTGACATTTTATGTTGAATAGCCTTAATGAATCTCTCATACATAATTTCTTTAACTTTACTTGTGGCTTCCGTGCTTCCTTTTCCTTGACCAAGAGCTTCTTCTGGACAAAGTAGACCAACAATTAGTTGCGTCTGAAAATAATCATAATATTCTTTTACATTTTGTACTCCAGATTCATCCAGAGTAGAAATATCTATCGTTCCAGGAACTATAAACTCATTTATCGCCTCTATATCTTCCAGCGTGCTTTTTATTTTTTCGAATACAGAATTATCCGGAATATTTTCCTCGTTTCCAATCTTTACTATGTATTTTGGAGTTCCATGCCTGCCTATAGCTTTTGCTATAGATTCATCGGTAGTTAATTTCCTATCTATAGTATCCTTGGAAGGAGAAATTAATGAAATTCCATAAGGACTATCTGGTTTTGGGAAGAATCTAAAGTGGATAATATCTTCCTTGTTTAATTTAGGAAGTAATTGCCCCTTTATTTTCTGTTGGTAATCAGTAATTTCACCGTGCTCATCTGTATTTATCTGCATAGTAATAGGATCCACGGTTTTTAATCTTACCACATTTTTGCCAGATTTTACTTTCTCTATGAAAGAATCCCCAAAAACTAATGTATATATTACACTATCTAATAGAATGGCATCTATATCCATTATTTCTAATGCATTCTGAATTAGGAGTTTGGAATTTTCATCGTCGGATACTAAAAAATATCCTACCATAACAGAATTCCAAGCCGTAGTATTTATAGAAGCAAAGACTGTTCCTTCGCCTTCATAATAATTCCAGAATTGTTTAAGAAGAGAATCTGTACGTGTGGATCCACCCATGGATAATCCACCTTTAGATTTACCGGTTCCTACAATAGTTTTAGGATTCCCAGCTTCATCTAAATATATACTTCTTCTCTTCCCAAAAAATCTCTCTCTTAATGTCGGCATATTATTCTACTTTTTTCTTTTTATCCCCAGTTAAAATAATTTCAATCGCAGAAACATTCCTATTCTCGAATGGTTCGCTTTTTACAACAATACTATATTCCGGGTCTTCTATATGGTCTCTAATCAATATCGCCAGAATATCGATTGCCTTTTTAACATACCCACCACGGGCTATAATCTTAATTTTCTTTTCTTTATCAAAACCAAAAAAACATGCTGTTATATAACGCGATATGTCCTTACCGCCGATGTAGATCTCTTCCAATTTTACCACCTATATCTTTGTAATATTATACATATTTTGATAACTCCGCTGTCCTTCCCTTTTAACTGATATTAACGAAGGTATCAAAGACCAGTCAATATTTTTATCTGAAATTTCTTGAGAAGATTGAATTGCGAATGAGAGAGAATCCACGGTATCGTCGTGTGCTCCCCTTGGAAAGGAAGTCATTTCATCCACCCATTCTACTAATTTTGGATTTAAACAAATTCTACCTGTTTCGAAAAACACTGAAAGTCTATGTGCCCTTGACATAGAATCATTCACTATAGATGGTTTAATTGGAACTACCGGAAGAGCCGGATATTTTTCTATTAAATCTTCCACGACCATTTTTTGTTGAGCCGCTTGGTCAATTCCTATTTTTATTGGTTTCCATTTCTGGAAGTAATCACTAATATATTGTTGTTGTGTGCTCAAAGAGAAATGCCCACGAATTCCGTCCATCACGTATATGAATCCGTCTTTAATTCCTATAACTGTCATCGCAAAGAAATCCTGTCCTTCCTTCGAGGCTAAATCAACTCCGATATAAACCATATAAGGTGGTTTTGGCATATCATATTTATCTAAAGCGGCAACTATCCAGTCATATTTAATTGGTGCATCTTCATCAGAAATATATTCATTCTGATACTGCATCATAAATGTCACATTACCGTAGGTTTTTCTAATCTCGTTAAGTTTTTCATAAGACCATCTTTCAGGCCATAATACCTTTCCGAGGTTCTTGTTATCTTCTGTCGGATCTTCTAATATCGCTTTATACACCTTTGTTGTATAATTAGATAATCCAAGGAAATAAGAGTGTATATCTGCTTGGTGCCAACGAGTCCCAATAGATATAATTGTTCCCTCTGGTTCCAACATTGGCATTAAAGTTTTATTGAACCAGTCTATTAACTCTCTACGGGTGTGTTCAGTCCTTGAGTTCTTTTGATCTGTAATATCATCCAATATAATTAAATCGTAATGGCCCCCAATCATAGAAGAAGTCACACCTAATACTTTTAAGGTTGGCTCTTTATGAGTTGGGCTAGCCTTATAAACTCGTAAAGTATCCTTCGACCATTCAGAATATCCTTTTTGCTGCCCGAACACCTCAATTAATTTATTATTGGCAGCCAAATTAGATTGCATAAACGACATTATCTCATTTGCCTTGTCTTGGTTGATGGTTACTATAAGAATCCTAATATCTGGATTTGTTACTATCTTCCAGATTATATAACTGCCTACTAAGACAGTTTTGCCGTGCCCTCTTGGGGCAAGCAACGATACATATCTATTGTCCTCAAATAGTCTTAACCATTCACTATGGAATGGCTTACACTCCAAATTTAGAATATCTTTGATGAAAGCTTCTATATTAGTTGAATATTTGAGAAATCTCTTTATATCTGCGTCCATGAGTCCTTAAGTTAAAGAATAAAACATCAAAACATAGGTGGTACTCCCTAGATACCCCTTAGCGTTATTAGAATCCGAGGCCAAAAGTCCAATTTAACCCAAAGATCTCTTTCAAAATAAAGAGCAGTCCTAGGATTGGTAGTATTACTTCTCCAACTTTAGAGAAGAATTCTGAGAAAGTCATTTTGTCTCCTGCTTATTAAAAACATATTTTATGCCTTTAAAAACATACCTAGGTTGTATCATCTATGTAAGATAGATGAAAGTGATATTTTTCAATTAAGGACACGGAGGAGTTACTTCGACAACTTGTTGTCGGTGTGCCCATGCATTCTGTGCAGCAATTAGAACAGCTGTTAAGAATGGAACCCATGCTATAAACCAAGTTGGTAAAGTTGAAAGATCTTCTGTCTGTAGAAATTGAATCCCATAAGTTAAAGCCAAACCAACGAAACCTGCGGCTAAACCAATGAAGAACTTTTCTACAACTTTTGACCAAACATTACCACCAATTACTTTCGTTTCTGCCATGCTAATCTACCTCTTGTTCTAACATCTCGGCTATTTTACGTTTGCAATTGCCACATAAACTCTTATTAAATTCCATTAAAAGGTTCTTTACGTGTATTTCCTTCTTAAGATACACATTATTTATGGTGTTAACTTTCTTCTCACCATACTGAATTAGAGCAACCTGGTTATCCTTTAGTAAATGAAGTCCATCCCTGGCCTCCTTAATAGCCTTCAACTTCATAATATCGTCGTCAGATTGGTCTATACTATCTAATAACTTCACGGTTCTTTCATATAGAGCATTAGATTTCATATCTATCTCCTTCATCTTCTCTCTATACTCTTCTACGAAGTCCCTTACAGGGTCCTTTCCTTCCCTAACGGCCTTTTCTACTTCTTCTTCTTGCTCGTTTTTCAAGTATCTTTGGATGGCCATCGCCGAGAGATTGGATAAATCCGCTATCTCCGGATGGTTTCCCTTGATGGTACTAGCTATCTCATGATAGGCCATCCCTGCTGTATGAAGCTGTTCGACTTCGTCCTGCAAATTATACTTTATTATTTTATGTTCTTTTGTCATAATATTATCCCTTCTACAAATAATTCATTTAAAACTAATAACCTATGCATATCTCTACTATATCCACTATATTTTTTATGAATATCTTCTAATATGTAAATCACATACTTATCATCTAAATGGTGTGCCACAGAACCCTCAAATTTTTCATTTATTGGAATAAAACCTAATTGACGTTCTCTTTTTAATTTTCTTCTTTTCCTTCTTAATCTACCATTAGGAGTATTTTTTTCATACCAGCTTCTATAAGTATTACATTTCTTCTTATTATTCTTTCTATAATTTCTAGACCTTAATTTCGATTTTTCTCTAAGTTTATCTATATTGTTTGAATAATATCTGGATTCATTCTCTTTTCCAGCCGCAGTTTTTTTCCAAACAAGTTTTTCAATTAAAGAACAATCTTTACAAGTCTTTCTTCTACGTAACGAATTTTTTTTTATTTTATAAAAGTATTCTTCCGGTTTATCCAATCCGCATTTCTTACAAATCATAGTTACCTCTATTTAAAATTAAGTGGCCCACCCGATCCCCGCTGGAACTCAGCACCCCATTTTTTTTCGTTCGGTTCATATTAAAATCCTATATTTTTCTATAGCATTCGCATTTCATAATTTGAACTTCTCTCATAATATATATATCCCGGTAGTTTTTTTCCACCCCTTTTTCAATTTACTCCTGTTGGACCACCGATACCTTTATATACTAGTAATTCATCGGTTTTTCGTTATAGCCCAAAAAAACTGGTTTTGCAGCTAAAAGAGCTTATAAGAAAAACTTTCCAGAAATCGCTTAATAAGGTGAATAAGTTTCCCGGTTTCCGTTATATCCTAGCAAAAATTAAACCACCTGATTGGCGAGAAGTTTAATTAAGGGGAGAATAGTTTTTTACTTTTCGTTATAACATTGGTAAACAACTAAGCTACGTGCTACGTGTTAGCACTGCACAAGGGTACCATTATGTTAAGGGGGGTACTTAACAGCGTAAACTGTACATAATTACAAAGTAATGCTTACACCACGCCCCTGTAGCGGTTCAGCCTTTATTAACGATCGTTAATCGAATCAACAGCCATGATACCGTGTGCCATGGTACCACGCTACATGATAGCATGCTACATGCTAACACGGATATTTGAGGCGAGCGTGCTAATCCTTGCCATGACACCGTGTAGCATACTAGCATGGTATCACGGTAGTACTTTATATACTTTGCGGTTTGTTCTGGTATATAAACCTTGCGTGACACCGTGTACCATGTTAACACTATATTTATTCATTATATATATATTTATATACATTTATATATATATAAAAGATAAAAATAGCCCGTGCTAAACAATGTCTATCATACTAAACACATACGCGTACGCGGAAAAGAAAAGTTAAAACGAATTTCGAAAATTGAAATAATAAATTTAAAAGTCGTACGGCCGACCGATATATTTTATTAAAGAAATAAAAGAGGGTATCAGCCCCTCCTCTATCGCGTCTTTTATTTTTATTTCTATGCTATCACCACGTTTAATAAATCGCATTGGTACTGTTCGTATACTACTAGGTCATCGCGGTCGATTTTAACTAATATGTCCATAGAGACACGATCGTAAGGTTTTAACCTCTTACCCTCGGCCTTACGGGATTCCCTAGCCTCCTTTATAATCTTGTTTAGGTCGCTCATAGAGATACTGGCGTATCCCCTAACATTAGGGGTCTGGGTCTGGGTTTCTTCTGCCATAGTATATAGTATGCAGTATGTCTTTATATACTTTCCTGACAACGTGTATCATGCTAACGATCCACATTCTTATACGCCAATTATAGCCCCGTAGCCCCATTATAGCCCCTATTGTTTATTGTTGTAAGGCTTATTTACTATCGTTCGTTGTACGCCTTCTTTATCGCCCCTATTATCGTTTATGGGATTGTATATTAATCTGCCGATGCCACCTATCGACCCTTCAGCGATTTATATTCGGGATACGCATATTAATCCTATGACGAGCCAACATGGTTCATGATAGCATGTAGCATGGTAGCATGCTACGTGTTAGCACTCGAGGCGGCGAGGCGTGTTAACACGGAACATGGTAACGTGTAGCACGGTAGCATGGCACATGTTATCATGCTACATGTTGACATAATCCCTGTTAGCATGGTACATACTAGCACGCCACATGTTAGCACGAGCCATGTTAACACGCTACATGGTAGCATGACACATGTTAACACTATAAAAATGCCTTAAATTATATAAAATTGCTGAAATTTAAACAAAATTGAAAAAAAAAAAGAATTAAAAGTTTAAGTTCTGTTCGACCTCATAAATGAAGTCGCCAGTATCTATGGTAGTTGTCCACCACCAGAATCTTTGAGTTGTCATAATATACCATAACGCTTGAGAGTATATAAACCTTTCGCCGTGCGTGACACGATCTAGCACGGCTCGTGAGATGTGATATAGAATAAGCCTATATCCTATGAGCCGTTATTCAAGGAATTTTTTATTTTGAGCCTATGAGCCTCTATATAGCCTCTATTAGCGTATTTTGTTCGTATATATAAGCCTGTTTTTTGAGCATATGCCTATTCAGTTATTATTATTCTTATATACGAATATTATGTCGGAGGCGGGCGTGCTAGTCATTGTCATGCATACCGAAGGCTTTATATACCCTATGTGGATACGGGGCTGTTAAGGTCGGTACTTAACTTGATCGAGGCGGGCCGTGCTACACAGTGTCACTCTCGCGTGGTGTCTATATGATATTTTATAACAATATGCCTTTAAAACGATTTTAAGCGATATAGAGCGATTTTAAGGTTTTTAGATATTGTTATATCCTTTTTTTATTATCGTTGTACCACGGGCTTTAAAATAGGCTTTATTCGTTTATACGGGAATAGATATAAACCTACCGGTACGACCAAACCATATGTCAGCGATTTATATTTTATTATCAAATATTAATCTATAGTTATTATCTTATGTTACATATACAAATAATATATGATATACACAAAAATACACAACAATATACATAAACCGTGCTAATGATCCACACGGGGGGTGTATCTTCTATCCCTTTATATACTTTGCGGTGTTTTTTATAGAAAGTAATATAAAGAAATACCGTATTCTTAATATTGATTATTATGGAAAACCAAACCAATAATAAAACTGATGGGGAAAATCCCCTATCGTACGCCAGTAATCTTTTAAAAGACAATAATCAAACCTTAAGAAAAAAGAAAATAACCAAAAATTCACGTTGGTCAATTAATAGTAAATCTTCACAACAAAACCAACAAATCGTTTTATTACATATGTATAACTGTCCATATGTAACCATAAAAGAAAATTCCAATGGGAAATTAGGTTTTTTTATGGAAAAAGGTTTTAATTCACATCATTTAAACAGAAATAAAACTGATGATTCGATTAATAACCTTATTGTTGTGAATGAAAAAAACCATAACTTCTGTGATTTTCACGGAGATAAATTCGTAAAAGGTTTAATCACTTATGAGGAATACATCAATACAATAAAACCTTTCATAGTTTGGGGGGTGCTTTAAATGAAGTACTCCCATATCCCTTTTACTTTAACTCATAATGGGAAAACATATTATACAAATATGAAATATGCGTATAAAATGGGGAAATTACTTAATAAATCGGTAGTTCGTAATAAAATAATCGTTCCTTATACTAATTGGGATATGAGAATTGACGTTTATACGGGTCGAAAAACTATTCAAAAAGACCTTGAGGGTAATCCTAAAAAAATATCTTCAAGACCCGTTGAAATATACGGGTACTATTTGGTAGAAAAAACTACCAATATTAAATCTTCAAATCTACCTTTTAATGAAATTCATATATCACTTGATAATATGTTAAAGGTTTATTATAAGCATAAAAAGGAAAAAGGTTTTACATACGAAACATGTAAAAGGATAATGAATAAGAATTTTAACGGGGGTGCATGTTTTGGTTTTATATTTGACATTACGGGAGATATAATAATTAACTTAAAAACGATTTCTAAATATACTTTTCATAAAGATTATTTGCATAATGTTTGTTCGTGTTTATCACATGAAGTTTTACATAGCGTACTTTTAAAAACAGATAGTGAGGAATCTAATTTAAAATGGGATAATATCGCAATAGATTTGGAATTACAAGGTTATTTAGGTGGGAGTGCATCGGAAGAATTATTCGAAGAAGTAAAAAGAAGATTAAGTCGTGGTGAATAAATGAAAAAAGCAAAAACATTTGACGAAATCGACATCGAATATTATTTAGAATATCTATAATCGATCATTTTTTATTTTTTTCTCTTACGGTGGGACCCGCGTGCTAGACATTCTCACGCGATCGAGGCGAACAAGGCGAGCTAAACATTGTCATGCGTGCTAAACACTGACACGCGTGCTAGAGAGTGTCTAGCGTGCTATGATGTGTCGGGTGGGTCCCACCCTGATAAAGAATAGCATGGCGATCCTTGCCATGCCACCTATTAGCGTGCTAACCTAACACATGCGTGACGATCTTTGTCATGTCACCTGCTACCCTGACATTTGCTGTCGTGCCATACATTGACATGTCAAGACCTATCGTGCCAACATGTAACCCGTCAGGATTTTGCACGTCAATGTATGCCATTGCCATGCTATCCCTTGACAAGCGAAGTGTTGCCATGAGATTATTTGACTTGCCAGACCTTCGCACGGTGATCTTTGGTTTATCAGCCTTTTCAGTTCCAATAATATTTTCTGTCATAATATACCATAACGCGTGTTGGTTTATATACTTTGCGTGACAAGCATTAGCATGGATCAGGTTACGGTGGGACCGCCGTGCTAGAGTCTGTCATTCAGGGTCTGGTCCCACCATGACAATGATTATCATGTGGGTCCCACCTGTGCTAATTGTTAGCATGCTACAGATCCCCATGACACCTGTTAGCACGCCTCCTGTTGGCACTATTATTATATTAAAATGCGTATAAATGGCTTAAAATAAAAATAGTTGTATAAAATGCCCTATATATTATAGAATTTAAATAAAATTGCATAGATATACGCATAAAAAAATAAAAGAAAGAATTAAAGGGAAATGTAGCCTTTTTGCTTTAAATCCCTGAAATTCTTATCAGCGACCATGTTACTGAGTGCCATGACGCTGTTTCTCTTATCGAGAATATTTATCTGTTGCTCGCGGGACAAGTCATCCCAATTTTTTCCATATACCCGTAAGGATATATATTTCATGGTGTCGACTTTCGTCATAATATACTGTATGGCGAGGTAGGTATATATAGTTTGCGTGACACATATTAGCACGGATCGTTGGATATGGTGGGACCGGCGTGCTACTTGTTAGCAGGAGGCGGCCGTGCTAGAGATTGTCACGCGTGGGTCTGATATTGTGTAGCATGGGGGTCCCACCCTTGACACATGTTAGCGTGCTACATGTTAACATTGATCAGGCCGAAACCTTTAAATACCCCTCGCTGATACGGGGTTGTTAAGGTAGTTACGTAACAAACGGATCCCCGTGAGACTTGTTAGCACGGACCATGATAAGAATTATATTTATCGTGTTACTGATTGGCACGGATTATATATAAAAGGAATTATAAAAGGTTAAAAATAGAATAATTAGCACGGTTATTTGTTGCATATAATTAATATTTATGATTTACATAATAATAAATCAAAAAAAGATATACAAAAAGATATATGAATTTCTGCCGTGCTAATGTTTGCCGTGATATATATAAAAGTGAAAAACCTCTCTCCGAGAACTCTCGAAGAACCGAAAAGTATTTAAACTCACAATGGTTTATGGTCTTGTCGGTGTGTAAGACGCAAGACAAGTCTTGCATATCGTGAGTACAACACAGGAGAAAACATTATGTCTATGAGCAAACAAGACAAAAAGGATATTGCTGATATGATTAGTGCTTCATTACAGGCACTCATAACAGCAAAAAAGCCAGAAACTCCAAGTAAAAAGGAGAAACCTAAACAACAGGAGAAAAACGCCTCCCCACCACATAAAAAGAGCGATATTCCTCAACTTTTAACAGATATGCCTCAAAAGGAGTGCATTGATTTATTCGGTAATCTGTTACAAAGTGAACCGTACAAAGCGAGTATATCGCCCTTTTACGCAAAATACAATATCGTATTAGATACCGAGAAGTACGAGCGTAAAACCCTCACATACGAGCAAAAACACAACATTATCTTAAAACAACTACAGGGAGCGAGTAAAAAGGAATTTACCCGTCAAAAAGCACGTCATTTAAAATTCCTCCGAGAAAAACTCGCCTCCCCTCCAGAAACCAACATATTCGGAAAGGTAATGAGCGACAAAAACCTCGAAAACTGGCAAAACGCCCTTACAAAAGAGGTACAACGGTGGGAAAATGAATCCTACAAAGAGTAAAAACGACAAATTCGACGAAAAGGTACGGAATTACCTTAAACAGAAAGAGAAAGAGGGAGTAATTCCCTCTTCCTCTATAAAAGAACGAAGAGAATTTCAAAATAGAGTATCAAAGATGGATTTTTCAGAAATCCAAAAACTCTATGATAATGAATAGCACGGGAAAGGTTCTCATGCTAACTACCCTGAAGTACGCCCTCGATGGCGTTGGGCGTGATAAAGACTATCACGAATCCCTATGGGAGATGGGCTTGACCCATGTGTCAGTAAGTAGCACGAGAACCCCTGACATGCTATTCGTTGTCATTATTTTTTTTTTTGCTGGACCATGCTACATGTTAGCACGGATCATGGTAGAGTGGGTGGGACTCCAGTGCCAATTGTTAACATTTCGCCTGTTTAAGTATATAAACTTTGTGGTGGAAAAATTCCTCGAGAGGTTTCTCCTGTTGAGCCTGTTTTCTACTATATAAAGGTTTCTGTAGTTCTCCTTTATATACCTTTCGGTTGTTTTGAGGTTTCCTCCGAGAGAGCATTTTTTGGTGGGACCCCCGTGCTAGACCTTATCAGCCATGGCACGAGGCGGCGTGCGACATGTTAGCACGGATCACGGTATCTATTGTCATGGGGGTCCCACCTCCGATAGATTTATATACCCATAACAGATACGGGGCTGTTACGGTAGTAGTTTAACAGGAGTAACGGTGGGACTGCCGTGCTAAACAATATCTCGCTTTCCACACGTACATATATATGATGTTGCGAATAATAATATTATATGAATTAGTACGCCAACAGATAGCACGGGGCAGGGTAGTCCCACCATAAATGCCGTGCCACGCTATAACATGACACTATAAAAGAGTATTATAATGGTTGCTATTATATAGTTAAAACGGCATTATAATGGTGAAAATTGAAAGGCTCTATATAAATGCCCCTATATAGTAAAGAAAATGCCCCGATTATAATAGAAATTGAGAGTTTTTTTAAGGAGGGAATTATAATGGCGAGGTAATTGTAGTATATAGTAATACTTGGATGTATAGAATTGTACATTGTGGGATAAAAAATAACGTGTTTATATATATACACCTCAGTATTATAAATGTAATCACCTTATAATACAATATACCGTTCATAAAACAATTTGTTGTTTATTCTCATTATACAATACATAGATATTCTTTATACGGTAATTGCCTCGGAAAAGGTTTTATCTATTGTTACATATAATAGCAGTTTATTGCGTGGAATGTAATAGCAACAGGAATAATACCACCCGAAACGTAGAGCCGTCAATTATTAATGGGCATATATAGAACTATATTCCTTGACCGAAAGGTTTATAAACCCTGTTCGGTTCTACCTATTGACGATGAAACTTTCGTCAGGAACGTGAGAAAGTATGAAATGCAATAATAACGGCAAGAACAAGCAATATAACGTAACAAACAAGCAACTATTAAAGGAATTAAAAGGCACAGGCAGGTGTATATATGCAAACTAAAGTACAATGTGATAAAGTATATTGTGGGCATAATATAGGGCAATTTTGCTCATTAAAAAAGATACATATTACAATCGGGGGTTGTGATATGTATAGGAATTGTAAAGGGTGTGATTAAAAATGAACAGAGCAGATTCTATAATGATAGGGGATAATCTATTATTAATATCCCAACAATTACAAACAACCAATCAAGCATTAATAGAGATAATTAAAATAATGAGAGATGATTAAAATGCAATCAATAATAAAGAAAAAGGACTATATAATAGAGGCAGGTGAAATAAAAAACAAGTTGTACAATTTAAATGTCGGAGAGCAACTTACAATACAAACACAATATACAACGAGAATATTTGAGAGAGTGATTTAAAATGGCTTTGGAAGATATAATTATATATAAAGGGCATCAAATTGTATTAATTCGAGAAATATTAATAGATAAATTTGTTAATGGATATGTTTATCTCGAACATTTACAAGAAATGCCTAAAGAATTAACAGGGGAAACATATAGGAAGGGAAAAATAATTGGGGTTGATACAGCACACTATTATAATCAAAAAATGACTTACGAGCAAAAAAAGGAGGATGCAATAAGACAAATAAAAACAATTATAGATGAATACGAAGAATTAATAGGAGGTAATTAAAATGCAAGACCTATTAGATAATTGGAGAATGTTTAATACAATCGAGGTATTAGAAAAGGCAGGACAAACAGCAAATATTATGGTATTAGAAAAGGAGTTGATATAATGGGCAAAATAAGAGAGAAAGTTAGCGATATATGGAGTAAAATAAAAGAACAATATAAAAAGGACATGAGGTAGATAAAAATGGTAGACATAAATAAATATACAAAAGCAGATGGAAACATTGATTTCGACCTATTATATGAGGAAGATATGTCGGAGAAAACACAACAAGCAATTATAAAGATAGAGGCACAAAAGGAAATACCAACAGGAGTATTATCAAGTGCTAAAATGCTTGAAAGAGATATTAAATTAGCCGAGAGAAAAATGCCTTTTGTTGTATATAATGCCGAGCAGAAAGAGAGAATTAAAAAGGCAAAGAAAGAAAAGGCACGGGTTGAACAGGAATTTACTGAAATGGTATCCGAAAGGAAATCATTAGATGTAGCAGTAAAAGAAGATGATTTAATGGTAAATGAGATTATTAATAAGAAAAACAAATCTCTTGAAACATTAAATCAGTCGGAAATTATGAATGTTGCCACAGTAAAGAACAAATATGGAAAGCAACGCAACATTATAATAGCAAATACCAAAATCGGAAGACATATAACTGAAAATGCTATATGGAATTTCGGTTGTATTGGCGATTATAATGTAGATAGTGTTCCACGTTCAAAGGTAACTTGTAAAGGCACAGAGATTACTACTGTAAACACATACAATAAAGAAAATCGGAAGAATAAGCAATTAATTAGTAGAAGATTTTGCTCAAAAGTTGTAATGTGTTGGGCAAAAATGGTTGATATGCAATATTCAAGTAAGGATATTGATAAACCAACAGCAATGTCTTTATGGGGTACACCAATAGAGTATCAGGGATTAGAAGGTGCTTGTTATCAGTACTTTATAAATGGAGAAACTATTGTTAAAATCCTCAAAGATATACTCTATATAATAAGAGGTAGACCTTACTCAAAGACCAATTACAGTAACCAATTACAATGGGTTATTGAAAGGAGATTGAAATTAAGAAAAAGGAATCCCGACAAAATTACTAATGATATGAAAAACCGATTATACTATACATATCAAAGTAATTCATTGGTATGGGGTTATCCTAAAGTTTCTCCTGAATATGTATTGGGATTAATAAGACACCTTGAAACGGGAGAATTTGGTAGATTATTAAAGGAATATGATACACAAATAATGATACCTTTAATTAGTAATTTAAGAAGGTATCCATTAAAATGCACAGCATATCATAAACCTAAAGATAATGCCGACCATAAAAAACAAGCAGATGATTATGCAATAGACCAATATATATTTGAAAGGGATTAATAATCTCTTTCTTCTTTTTTTTTTACTTTTAGCCGTGCTACTTGCTAACACTTCTACTAATTACTTTTATATTTAAATGAGGCGATTCCAGATTCTACGTACAATATAATATATTAATAAGTTAGTACAAATTAGTACAGTAGTTAGTACATAATACCATTGGAAAGAGTTATAATAATTGCCTCTATTATAAGAGTAAAAGGCAACTTTTTGGTATAAAATTGCAGTATATTATGCTGTATTACACCACTATATTCCTGATTTTTCTTCGAGAGACGAAAGGTTTAAGTACTCGATGATTTCGTTCTCGGAGAGATTTCCGAAAGACTTATAAACTTTTCGGTTGCGAAATCCGTACGGGTTGAGAACAAGTTTTCTGTTTGTTTGTTATTTTTGATATGGTTACTTTAGTATCCATATTATAACTTATACATACATACTTGAGTCGCATTAAAATTACCTTACCCAATCATTCGCACCTTTTAGATATACTTATACCTAAAAGGGGTTGATTATAAAGGCAATTAGGTTATTCCTGTATTGGACAGGTTTTTAATTAATCTAATGAGGGTTATAATCAATTCGGGAAAATTAGTAGATATTAATCCCATTAGGTTTTGGTAATACCTATTTCAACGCAAAATCTACACAGTAATACAGTATAACAAGACTTCGGAAAGGATTATAATTACTTTATTGGGTTGTTATCCAACCCTCTAATCCTTTTCTACATAATTTAAAAATGCTTACCCAATTGTAAAATTGGGTGTTAAATCAACAGAAGGTGAAGGAAAAAAGGGAATAGGGTTGCGTTTATCCTATGGTATAGGTTAGGTTACATTACCATTAATGGTTCGATTCCATTAAAAATCCTCGAGATTTTATCCTATTCCTAAATATTATTTAAATTCAGAAGCATAATATGAGCATAAAATCATTTTTAGAGCAAAAAGCACAAGATATAGGCAAAATTGAAAGGAAAATTGATATATATAGGCACAAAATAATTGATTGCCAAAAAGAGATAGAAGAATTAAGGAAGGATTAAAATGAGCAATATAAAAGTAAAAATAGATAATGAAATATACAAGAATACAAGGCAGGTTGCATTAACAAATACAGAAAGGATATTAGACGAATTAGCATTATTAATGAGAGAATTAACAGGAAATACATTAGAAATAAATAATGCAAGTAAAGAGAAAGTTGCATTAATAATTCAAGGAATATCTCATACAATAGATTATATACAATGTGCATAGAGGTATTAAAATGAAAACAATTAGATACAATAAAATAGAACGGATATTAAGTGCCCATTTGATTGTATATAATGGCAGGGTACATATGGTAAAGGAAAATGTAGAATTAAAACCACGATTGGTTACATTAATAGATGGAGGATTATCTGAAGATGATTATGCTGAATTAAGGCAAGAGGCATATATATTGTAAAGGAGGTAATTATGATAGAAATACAAACCGACAAACCTTTTGTATTACTAACGGAATTATCCGACAAACCAAAATTGGCGATGATAGAAGAAACCAAAGATACAAAGGGTAATTCCAGATTTAAATTGAGGTTTATATAATGACTCGTTTAAATGATAAAATTAATAAAGACATTAAATTGGTTAAAAATTACTTTAAAAATAGATATAAAAATGACTATATAAATAAACAATACACCATATGCGTATTATTATGGGCAGATAAAGATTATTGTATAAGATTAAGGCACGGAAATGCAATTAAAGATATAGAATATCATAATTCTGAAAAAACTTTAATAGAATACAATACTAAACATCATATAGATAGTATAACTAAATTGAGGAACAGAAAATGAAATTAAGAAAGGCAGATTATTGTTTAATGAAAGGAACGTATTTACGCATTAAATCAGCAAGTTTGGATGATATAATTAGAGTTACAAGCACAAAATCAAGAACGATTAGAGGTAGAGTTTTAAAATCTCTTGTTTCAGAAGATGTTGGTAAACTTTATAGATATATAGTAGAAGAATTAGATATTAATGTAATTAAAAAGAAAGATTTGATGTTGGAATTATTATAAAGGAGAATTAAAATGGAAGAAATAAACGAAGATGATATATTTGTTTTCCACGCAAGAACAGGAAATAAAGTAATGCTGATGAAAATTAGTTTCTGTCAAGTATCCAGAGATTTTAAAATGGAGAAAATGTAATGCAAACTTCCTGCCCGATTTGTAAAAAACCATTAAAGGTGTGGTATTCAGGTTGTGGAGGCAAAAAGTTTATGGGTTGCTCGGATATTAAATGCCAATTTAAAGAGGAAATTGAATAAAATTTAGGGTTACTATATGATTAGTAACAGATATGGAGGTATATATTATGGCAACAAAGAAAGAAGAAACCCAAAAACCAAAGGCAGTAGCACACACAATGACCATCGAAAACATTATGGCGTATCCTTATACAAAGGAAGGAGATGCCGATGGATTCATTCGCAGGAGATTAATTGGTCAAGTTGTGTTTGAAGGCAAAATCCTGCAGATTAATGGTTTCGCAACACAGCGAAAAGGTCAGTAATTCGACACAGAATCGGGGTGCATTACAACCCCAGATAAAGACCACACGGGCAATTAAAATAGCACCCCGATTATTTTAATTTCAAGGAGGAAATTATGAGACTAATATCATTTATACTTGGAATTGTAATGATTTTTTGTTTCTTTTTAAATTGGAATTCAGCAAGAGTAGTAAGAGGAAACGGAAAATACATTGCAATTATATTAATGCCGACCTGTATCATTTTTGCTATACTTGATTTTATGGCAGCATTTGAATTATTTTAATTCTTAATACTACGGTAGATGATATAGCAATACCAAAGATGGATACACAAGGGGTATCGGCATATAGGGATAGAAAATATAAGTGTTGCCCTAAAGGAGTTAGGTGACGGCTTACTCCCCTTATATCATTCTATCTACCCATATCCTATCCTATAACTTTGGTTAAAGCCGATATAGTATTTGGAATTGGAGGATAATTATGAACAGGTTTTTAAAGTGGCTATTATATGGCAAAATCCATTGGAAAATGCGACATATAGCATACTTTATAGTAGTTTGCTTGTTTTTGAGTGCATTTGTAAGCATATTATTAAGATAAGGAGGGAAAATTATGGAACAAATAGAATATAAAGGGCAAAAATATAGAGTAAAATACACACATATAAGACCAATTTTGAATGGTAAAATACAATCGAGAGGCGGTACGACAGTTGCATTTATAACGGATAGAGAACAAAATGTGATTGCAAGCGGTCAGGCAAATGTATCTTTAAAGGACACTTACCAGAAAAAATTGGGAAGGATTATAGCAACTGGCAGATTATTAAAGGCACTTGGATTACCACGAAAATGAAATACGCAAAATTAACTATGAAACAACCAAGCGATTCAATAAAAATAAAATGGGTTGAAATAATTAAGGTTTTAAAAGACGATAGATTTCCAACTTGTATAAAAGGAAAATGCCTAATGTGTAATGCAGATAAAGAAGATGTTGGAAGAACCTTTTATTATGATAAAAAATATTGGGATGTAATTACTTTAACAAAAGAGCAGGTTTTTATGGAGATGATATGAATAAATTTGAGATAAATGATTATATTAGACTCAAATACGCCCAAGATTATATTGGAGTAATAATAGGAATGAGATACGAATGTAATAAGCACTATGTATATAGAGTTGCATTTATTAAGAATTCAAAGGTATCATTTGAAGATGAAATAGACCTTATTAAACTTACCGAGCAAGAATTATTTATGGAGATATTATGAATAAATACAAGTATAGTGTAAAGAATTTAAAGGTTGGAGATTGGATAGATTCTACAGATTATTGGAATATGAGATATCTATATAAAGTTTTATTTATAAAAAAAAAGATATATATGACTTTAAATTGTTATATAATTAGAAACAACTCACCAGAAAATTTAGGAATAACTAAACATCGTATTAATTATTTCGATGAAAATCAATTTAAAGTAATAGACGAATCGGAAGCATTTCAATGGTTTATATAAGGAAAAATTATGAAAATAGGCAGGATTGTAAGATTAACTTGGAAAGAAGATAAACATTATATAGTTATTCTTCAAGTAAAAACAAAGGATACCAGAATGAAACCTGTTACTTATTCTGGAATTGTAATTTCTAATCCAGAAAGGGATACATATATTGGCGAAGAATTTTGGTTTAATAGTCGTTATTGGAATATAGAAATATTAAAAAAAGATAAGGCATTTTTGGAGATATTATGAAAGAAGCATTATATTTTGGGAATTTTTGGTTTGAAAATGCCTATTCTAACAGAGGAACATGTAGGATATGCAACGAAAAAATTAAAAAGGACGAAGGATTATTAGTTGCTTGGTTTAACAATAGAAGATGTGCAATTCATTCAAGACATTTTAACGAGGAAATTAGGAATGAAATTTTAATACATATGTTGTGAGGTAATATGCACACACTAATTACTAAATTCGATGCAGGATATAGATTTTACAGGGATACAAGATATGGTAATTTTCATTTGATTTGTTACCTATATAAGTATCTATCAGTTATATCTCTTTGGATATGGGTTAAATCTGGGGGGAATTATGAAACGAGTTAGTAAATACAAATTAGAGAATGGAAAAATCTATAAAATATGGAATAAAAGGTTGGGCGAATTAATAATTTTCAAGATACTTTCTGAAAGTATAAGAGAATTATATGATGGGTGTATTGATGTTAATAAGACACATATTTATATAAGAAAACAAGATAATAAAATTTACACGCAAAATGAGGAAATGGATTTAAAGATATTTAAAGATGACACTTTATATGAATTGTCCGAGTTGCAATTATTTGGGGAACTTTTATAGGAGAAATTGGAAATGAACGATATATACATAACAACGAAGGGCGTTAAGAAGCGATTAAAACAGGAAAAAGTTGGGTTTATTTCAAGAACACAAACCTTGTTTTTAACGTGGTTATTAGAACCAATAACAGGGGGTTGGCATTTACACTATAAGGGCAACAAATACAATAATTTTTCCTTAATATTCCTCAACTTACGAAATTTAAATAGAAAACATAAAATATCTCACTATAATGGAGATAGAGTTACTAATACTATAAACCACGAAATGCTACACCACGTTCTAACAAAATATATAGATAGCAATACATCAAGTAAATTAGATAAATTAGTATATAAAGCAATTAAGGATATGAAATTTAGGGAATGGGCATCGGAATATGGATTAATATGATAAAACAGATTGAATTAAAAGAAGGATATTTTTATTACGCAGAGCATAATAAAGATTCTAAGTGGCAGGATTGGAGATTCATAGGGAAAATTACTGGAAAGAAAGTTAAGAAAGCAAAAACATTTTGGTTTCCTTATTTAATTGTAAGGGGAAAATATGAACACGAAACTGGAGAATTCTCCCACGATTCTGCTCATTTCGAATCAATTAAAGGAGTTTCAAAAACAATAACTGGATTGAGAGTTTATATGCTTTAGAGGAAATATAAAAATGGAAATAGATATATGGGCGTTATTCATAACATTATTTACGGTTGCTTTATTGCAGGAATTAATCATAAAACCATTGGTAGAATTTCTAAAGGAATACCTGAAAAAATACTACAAGAAATCTAAACGGCACATTAAGAAATTAATTAAGGAGGAATTATGAGGAAAGTAAAACCACAGGATATAAAGGTTGGACAAATATATTTACAGATTATTGGTTTCACTAAATTGTATAAAAAAAGAATTAGTAAAGGAAATGAAGATGAAATATGGGGTAATTATATTAAAACAGATAGACCAAATTGTTATCCAAAAGGAGAACATGGATTTGTAAGGTATGATAGTGGTGCAGAATTTTATCTATTAAATGAAAAGGAAATTGGGGAATTATTTTTTGAGGAAATATAATGAGGAAAGTAAAACCACAGGATATAAAGGTTGGGCAAATATATCTACAGGTTATGGGAGAAACTAAACTATATAAGAAACGAATTAATAAAGGAAAAAAAGATGAAATATGGGGATATTATATTACATCAAACAAAAACTATTTTTTTCCTAAAGGAGAAGATGGTTTCGTACCCTATAATAGTACCGATGCTAAATTTTATCTATTAAATGAAAAGGAAATCGGAGAATTGTTTTTGGAGGAATTATAATGTATCGAAAAGATATGGATAAATACAAAGAAAAACTTACAATGATATTAGAAAAAGGAATACAGAAGGAAGGTTTTTCTCACCAAGAATTACAAGACCTTGAAAATGAATTTGAAAAGATAATCCAAGAGATATATGAGCACGGTTACGAAGATGGCACTAATGAAAGGGAACACGAACAGGAAAAAGAACCTGTGCCTTGGGAGGATTTAGATTAAAATGGGAAAGAAATTTATTCTTGGAGAAAATGAAGATAGAGATAAAAAATTAACTGGAAAGATTATATGGTTTAAGGGAAGAAAAATTGATAGTAAAACTATCTTTAGAACGGGAATAGCAAAAGTTAAGGGAGTAGAAACAGGAATGGATGGTCTTCGTATATATATTGATATGATAACTGAATTATCAAAAGAGCATACAAATGATTTTAGTTCATTTGAATGGGAAATACATAAAGGAGATGAAGTAGAAATATTAACTAAAAAAGAGGCATTTCTCTATCAATTATAGGAGATTAATATGTTGCCAAAATCAAAATTCAAGGAAGGATATTATTATTACGTAGATTTTGTATCAGCCCATTTTTTAGAAAAAGTTTGCTTTATTGCTCAAATAGAAAAAATAGACGGAGAATTTATTCACTATAAAATTATAAACTCTTATGAATCTGGTAAAAGAGTTTGGAAAGAAAATGAATGTGGAGTTATGGAAGTTGGCTCAATGCATTATAAAGGAATTAAGGCAGTAGAAAAAGAAAAGAAGGATTTATTCTTATATATTTTATGAGGCGATTTGATTTTTCAGATAAGGTTAGGAGATATATATATGAAGAAAAAATGTAATTGCGACAAGGTACATATAACCCAGAAACAGATAAAGGAAATGCAGGAAAGGGTTGAAAGAATTGAAGAATTGATGAAAAAGGTTACAAAAACCCTTGAAAAGGAAGGTTGGGTACAAAATGAATACTGGGAATTAGATGGCAACGAAGATAATGTAATATGTGCCTCGTTTATTAATATAGATTTAGACCAATTATCTGTATTTTTTAACAGGGATTAAATATGATTAAAATTGGAGATTGGTATAGATGTCCTACACATTCGTTAATCGAGCAAGAATTTATGAGTAAATATTATTCTCCATTTAAAATCATAGATATAGAGGAAAGTATGTGCACTTGTAAAGGTCATAATTCGGGTTTTACTTGGCGTTGGAGTAAAAACTATATCAAAGCGTGTTGCAAAAAAATGACAAAAGGACAGGTATTTGAAGGAATGTTGTAAATGAAACGATTAAAGCAATCAAAAGAGATTAAAAAGGACGACTATATTAAAGCAATAAATAACCGAGGGAAATATATTGTTTTTAACTGCTTGGATAGTAGATACCCAAACACTGCTCTTATTTTAGATACCGATATAGCAGGGTTAGAAACAATGATAGGAAAGACCGAATATTTAAGTAAATTCGCACTCGAACACGAATTTAAGTTATATAGGTTAAATAAGTTCGAAAAATGGCAATATATACTATAAAGGAGAGAAAATGGCGGAAAACAAGTTATTGATACAGAACGAAGTGGTAAGGCAGGCATTTCTTATGGCAAACTATATGTATTTGTATAATAGTGCTAATGATTCGGCACTAACTATATTAATACCAGAAGAAAAGAGAACGGGAGAAGGAGAATTGGACAGGAAACCAGATTTACCAAAATCTCCTTAAAGATTATGAGATATAAGATATTAAAACCAAATCATTACTACCGATTTACATATAAAGAAGGTAAGAATTTATGTAAGGCATATTACTTACATTTTTCTCACTATTCGGAACGGACTAAATTTATAAACGTATTTAAGGCATATAAAGTAAACCATAATGGAAATATAAATAAATTTGGCACGAGAGAATTATTATTAAAACCCTACAGAAAAAATAGATATGCAAAGGAAATAACAGAAGAAGAATACGAACAGGGAGTTATGCTTGAGGTATTATGACGAACGTGAAGGTTGGTAAATACTATATGTTTACTTATAACTCCCCAAAATATGTAAAATTAATATATTGTAAAATTTTAGAAAAGACTAAAAGTTCCTTTTATATTAGAGGTTTTAGTATTGACCATGAAGATAGATTTTTTAAACATAATTATAGTTTAATTCCATTAATAAATCGAGATAGAAACATAAAAGAAATAACAGAAGAAGAATTCGAACGGGCAACCATGTTGGAGATGATATAATGAAAACAAAAAAGTTGTTTGAAGATTTGGAAGTAGATATAACGCAGATGAAATACTGGCTAAAAGGCAAAGGTTGGCTTTAGAATGAAAGAGATTATAGATAAGAAACTTTGCCGATTCTGTGATTTTGGGGATAAAAAACACGATGGAAGTTGCATTTTAAAGGGATGTAAATTTGAATCAGAGGTAAAAACCAATGGAATTTGAAATTGGGGATTATGTTAGAATTAAGGTTCATTATTTAGCAAATCCAGATAATTGGAGAGGAAAAATAGTAAATAGAAAGATGAATTTCGACCAGTTTGGTTTACCATTCTATGTGTATAAAATTATGATTAAAGATGGAAGAATTGCACATGAAATGGATTGCGATTTAGAGAAAATTGACTGGTTATTGGAGGAATTATGATAGAATTTAAAGTGGGGAGTTTCTATAAGTTTATTCCCACAAATATAAAAAAAGGATTCTATATATGCAAAGTGTTGGAAGAAAGGAAAGACCTATATATAGTTGAGGTTATTTACGATAAAGATGAGAGTAGTACAAGATTTGAAGTAGGAAAGATACTTAAATTTTCAAAAGATAGAGATAATATAAAACCACGAACTGAATATATCAAAGAGGAAGATGTTTTTCTGGAGGTATTATGACGCAATCTGAATACAATGAAGATTATATATGGTTTGATAGTAGTACACGGGGATATAGTTACTTTTCTTATTACTATCTCACAAGAGTTCAAAATGGGTTAGCGAAAAAAATAAAATTTAAATACAAAGACAATGTAGATACTATAACTATATATGAAAACAACCATTCTTTTGGTAAAGTTTTAGAAAAACAACACTTTCAGGAATTCGTTGATTATTGTGTAAAGAAAGGAATAGAAATAAAGGAGATAGAAGAGGATAAAACCAGCAAGAAATTCACCGTTGAAAAACTATTGGAAAAGATGGGAATACAAAGAATGTCCTGCCAATATGGTTGTTCTCAAACAATTAAATACAATAAAGATAGAGAAATTGTAGCATATACCCTCGGTCCATATTCGGGGTTGATTATAGTTAAAAAGTTAAATGAAAAGGAAGGATATTTTGCGAGCAGATTTTATATTACTTACTTAAAGAGAGGAGATGCAACATTTACAGGGATGGATTTAAATGAAGCGTTGGGAGAATTAAGGAGATTTAAGAAGGAAGGATTTAAGGTTGTATTAAGCAAAAAAACGGAGGAAAAATTGCAGAGTGCAATATTTATGAAGAATATATAGGAGGAAAAATGAAAGAAATATATATAAGGTGCGATTGTACAACGGAAGTTATGAGGATAGAATATGATGAAGAAGAAAAACAATACTATATAAGTATATATGAATATAAAACAAGTAAGTATCCTATAAGGCAAAAATTAAAATGGATTTGGCGTATCTTTAGATTTGGAACTCCTTATGGAGACCAAATTGTAGTTTCAAAAGAAAAAATGGATAAACTAAAGGAGTTTTTATAATAAATTAGGAGATATAATATGGATTTAGTAGAGGTTAAAAAGAAAACCAAATGTATGTTCTGTAAGAAAACATTAAATAAGGGTGATATGGCAGATTATTCCTGTGGTAGAGGATATGCTTGTCAATCCTGTCAGAAGAATATAGAACAAGATATAGAAAAAGAATTAGGAAAGATTCCAGATACAACCTGTCCTTTATGTAAAGGAACAGGCAAAGTTTCTGGATTATATAATATATTTTAAAGGAGGTATATTATGGAAGTATTTGAAGTAAACCACCAAGAACTTAAAGCATTCATTAAGAAATGCTATACAAGCAAATTGCCACTACATATGTGGGGCACTATTGGAATTGGAAAATCTGAATCTGCCGATGAGGTTGCTAATGAATTGGCAGGGGAGTTCCAACGAAAATATGTTAAATGGAACAAACTGACGAAAGAGGAAAAGCACAAACTCGCAGAAAATCCAAAGGATTATTTCTTCTTTATGGATATTCGGTTGTCTCAATTAGACCCGAGTGATTTAAGAGGATTACCTGCACTGAATGGGCACGATACAGTAGAGTGGAAAATTCCATTCTGGTTACACGTAGCAACCCTGAAAGATGCCAAAGGAATTATCTTCTTTGATGAGATGAACCTTTCTCCACCGAGTATTCAAGCGAGTGGGTATCAGGTAATTCTTGACCGAGCATTAGGAGAGGTTACATTAGCAGACGGTGTTGGTGTAATCGCAGCAGGTAACAGGATTACAGATAAAGCAAATGTCTATGATATGGCAAAACCACTACAAAATCGGTTCAACCACGTTACCTTGAAAGTTCCAAACATCGAGGCATGGACATCTTGGGCAATTACCAAAGGAGTTGATACAAGAATAATTACATTCCTTAATGCACGACCACAACTTTTAATGGGTCGGTTGGATATGAAATCTGGAGATGTGGCATTTCCAACTCCGAGGACTTGGGGTAAATATTGTAGTGCCTTGATTAACGGAGAGACTGGGTTGGATAATCTTATGCAATTAGCCAGTGCATCTGTTGGAACAGGGGCAGCGACAGAATTTATCAGTTTCATTAAGTTGCAAAAGCAAATCAACTTACAGGAATTGCTAAAGAAACCTGAAACGGCAACCAACATCAAGGAAACCGATATGTTATATTCGTTGGTCGGTTTAGTTTCAGAGTGGTATGATGCACATACCAAAGCCGATGACTTGGATAAAGTTCTACAAATATCCAACAACCTACAGCCAGAGTTTGCTATCCTTATGCTTCGTATGTGTAAGGAACGACACCTGCCACAATTCAGACGAGATGTAAACAAATTGGATTCGTGGAAAATAACGTGGAAAAAGTATGGGAAATACTTTGAAATTTAAGATAGGAGACTATGTTCTCCTATCTAATCCCTGTGTTCCACGATTTTTTATGACAGTTGGAAGGATTGTTAGTATAACTCCAAGAGGATTTTACGAGGTAAAATTATTAAATGGAAATCCTTACTTAAATAATATCCATTTACCAAAGGGTATTCATTGGACAAATACTAATGTTTATATGTTAGCAAAAGAAATGACTAAATTGACGGAAGAAGAATACCTAATCGAGGCATTATGAAATCTAAACCAAAGTATAAAGTGGGGGATTATATACTTGTCCTCCGTTCCCAAAATCCTTATTTGATTTGTAAAATTAAAAAATTATATTCTTACATATTAGATGAAATCGTTTATGTTGTTGAGTTTCCAAATGGAAATGAAGGATATTTAAGTGAAGAACAAATGAGAAAAATCAGCAAGGAAAGATACTTTTTAGAGGCATTATGAAATTCAAAGTTGGCGACCACGTTAGAATAATAACAAAAGAATACGGAGATTTGTGGTATAATAAAGTTGGAACAGTAAAGGATATTTATACAAATGAACAAGTTTCTATTGATGTAGAACATTTATCAGAAAAATATTTTGGTGCATTTTTTGAAAGAGAATTAAAAAAAATATCAAAGCAGGAATATTTCCTTGAGGTATTATAATGCCGTATGTTATTAGAAATAAGGTAACTGGTTGGTTCTGGTATTCCGATAAATTTCAAAGGGCAAAAACATTTAGAAGTTTAACAGCAGCAAAATGTGCTTTAACATCTTTTATTGGAGATACCTACTACTTAAGGAATTGTAAGAAGTTAAAAGGAAAACCAGAAAGGGAACAACTCGAAAGATTTAGAATAAAAAGAGATGAATGGGAAATTATAGAGGTAGAATTAAAAATAGTAGATGAAGAAGTAGCAAAAAGAATATTTTTGGATATGTTATAAAGGAGATAAATATGGTAAAACTACACTTTGAAGATGAAGATGGAAACATAGTAAATGAGGCATATTTTGATGCGTATGCTTTTGGAGATAGATTATTAGAGGGAGTAATATATAAGGCAACAATAGTAAATAATGAAATAGTTATAACCTATGCAGATAAAACCACGGCAGAATATATGGAACAATTCAATGAGAAAATGTGGTTTGAAAATGCAAAAGCATATATAGAAGATGAACCAGATTTGATGAGTAAAAATGGAAAGAAGGAGATTTATTTAGTTAAAGAAGAGGAATAGTATGGTAGAATTAAGTCCGTTGGATAAGTTAATTAAAGCAAGAATAGACCTATTAAGAGAAAAACCGTTCTTCGCATTTTTGGCAAACCACTTGGAGTTTGTGGAAGTTACTGAGAAAGAATGCCCTACAATGGGGGTTGATATAAAGGGAACTATGGTATATAATCCCAACTTTGTAGCAAAACTTTCAAAGGAAGAATGTAAAGGGGTTCTTTGCCACGAGGTTATGCACTGTGCACTGGAACATATGAAACGGCACAGAGGAAAGAAATTGGATTTATGGAATGTTGCAGGTGATACAGTTATTAATACAATCCTTTCAGCAGATGGATTAACCTTGCCTAAAGATGGAATTATGCCTCACAACGGTGATATAACTCTATTTGGAATTAGGATAACTGAAACCGATAAGAAATGTGCCGAGGAAGTTTACGATGCTGTATATTCAAAGTTAAGGCAGAAAGATATAAAGGATTTGGAGAAATTCTTAAAGAGCCACGCTGATAGTAAAAAGGGATTTGATGTTCATATATACCCTGCACCTGGAGATGGAGAAGATGGGGACCAAAAAGGAAATGGAAAACAAGGAGAAGGATTATCTGGAGGATTAGCAGGGGAATTAAAGACAGATAAAGGAAAGAACTGGGGAAAATTAATGGTTGATGCTTGTACCTTTGCCAGAAACCAAGGTAAACTACCAGCAGGAATGGAAAGAATCCTCGGGGATTTATTGAAAACTGATTTGGATTGGAGAGGGTTACTCTATAGATATATCACAAACCAAATACCTGTGGATTATTCTTGGGCACAACCATCAAAGAAATCCTATTCTGTTGGAACATATCTCCCGTCTGTTACAAAGGAATCCCTTGATTTAGTAATTGCCATAGATACCTCTGGGAGTATTTCCAAAACAGAGTTAGATGAATTTGCTTCGGAATTATGTGGTATTATTAATTCCTTTGCGAATGTTTCTCTTACGATTATAGATTGCGATTGCGAGATTAATTCTGTGGTTAAGAAACAACGAGCAACAGTAACCGACATTACAGATTTAAAATTAAGAGGGGGAGGAGGTACTTCACACATCCCAGTATATCGTTGGTTGGACGAGAATCTTCCTAATGCCAAATTGGTTATCTGTTTTACGGATGGATATACATCGTTTCCGAAGTCAAGTTCAATCCCAACATTATGGGTAGTCGCAGGAAGCAGCAGAATGGAGGAAAACAAATTCCCATTCGGAGATGTGGTTTACCTTGATAGGAAAGAAAATTAGGTACTTTAAGATTAGTTATGAAGGTGGAGATTATTTTATAGTAAAAGAATTACCAAATCATAAATGGATTATTATATATTCTATTGTGGATGAAATTTTCCATAATCTTCAAGTCCAACATTATTTATACGACCCGTTAAATTATGGAGTGAAAAGAGAGGAAATATCTGAAGCCGAAGCACAAATGGAGATTATGTTAGGATGAAAAGAACCAAAACAAAATTTAAGGTCGGAGATATAGTATTAATTTATAGATATAAGGAAGACATGTCTTTTGGATTTGCACATCTTATGGAAGAATGGGTTGGGAAAGTTGGGAGAATAATAGAGGTTACTTCTAATAAAGGTTATAAAGATGCCTATAAAATAGAAGCTATTAATTGGGAACCAGAAGATAGTAATTGGACTTGGGATGAATCTGTAATAAAAAAACTATCAGATAAGGAAGCATTTCTGGAGTTAATATGATATTAAAGGTTGGTCATTACTATAAAACTACAAGAGTAAGAAAGGGACATTGGATGAAAGACCTCTTTATAAAGGTAGTTTCCTTAAATGAACATGGAAGCGAAGCAGAATATCCTCTTCAATATACCTTGGATTCTTTTGGTTATCATAATAGACCAACAAAAGGACGTACCTGGCATATGAGTGAACGATTTTGCTCTATCTATTTTAAGGAAATCACAAAGGAAGAATATGATACCGAGTGGTTATTGGTGAATCTATGAGATTAAAGGGAAGATATATTTTAACGACCAACGATTTTAAGTTGTTATTTAAATGCAACGAGGTTCTTGAAAGGCACAAAACAAGCGAAGGCATAGATTATTATATATCTGCACACATATATAGATATAATAACACATACAGTAATATTGAGGGAACACCCAAAAATCAAAACAGAAAGTTATTTTTATTTACAGATAAAAATGATAAACCTCTGGACTGGGTTTTTCTTACGAGGAATGAATTCCTTGTGGAGTTATTATGAAATTAGAAAGAAACAAATGGTATTTAATAAGTAGTAAATATATAGAAGAAAAAACAGGGAAAAGGATAGTTGCCGCAAAGTTTATTGGAGGAGAATCTATTCTTATGTCTTGGGAGTTATCAATACCAATAGAACATCCAGCAAGGCATAACGGAGAAGTTATTGTAAATCGTATACTATATAAAGGAAGAATGGGATATTGTGTTTATATAGAACCAGAACGAGTTATAAGAAAACTTACAAAGATGGAAGCATTTTTGGAATCACTATGAAAAAAGAGAAAATTAAAGTTGGGGATTATGTTAGGATAATAAAACCAGATACCATAATTGAAGGAGATAACTATTTTACAGCGGGGAAAGATAAAATAGCAAAAGTAGTACTCTTAAGGAAAGGAGATTGTAGATATAAAGTACAATTTTTAGAGAGAGTTTTTGCAGTGGAGATATACAGCGATAGTGAAGTAAAAAAATTGACCGATGTAGAGATATTTATGGAGATATTGTGATGGAAATTCAGGAAGAAATAAAGGAATTAACCGAGAAGCAGAAGAAACTAATAAATCAATCCGTGGAGATTAATAAGGAAAAGATAGAGAAACTAAACGGGGCATATGGAATATACCCGAAGAATTACGCAAGATTGGACAAAATTCTACAGAAATATGACGAACTCCTCGGTAGTCAGAATAATTATACAACCAATAAGGAGGAAGTAAATAAGTTATATATGAGACTTTGCCAAAAGATTTTTAGTGAATCTATTAAATTAAATAGATATTATCGGGTCGACGATAAACTTCATTGGCATACACCAAACAAAAATGATAAAATCGCCTTTACAAGAAGGGGATTGGCATACAAACCAGAATACCACCATAGATTAAGAACTGTTGATGATATTACTTTTACAATTAAATACTTCAATCAAGACAAATCTTTGAGGGATTTGCCTATATCAAAAAGAAAATTGGAAATGTGGCAGAAATTCTATGATATGATATTGCCATTTATTTTCCACGAGCATAAACTTGAGGAATCTATTAAATTAGAAGTTCCAATAAAAACGGCGGTAGAACAAGATAGAGTTTATTGCAGAGATGAATATGACCACATAAAATATAGAGATATAAAGGAGGTAATTATTGATAAAATTGAGATAGATATTAATGAATATAGAAGGCAGATAAATTTTATCAAGCAACACAGCAGTGATTGTATTATTAGAATCAACTTTTCGAGAGGCGATTATGATGAGACAGATAACAGATACATTAAGCATATCATAAACCAAATGCCCGAGGAGATATTTACAAAACTCGAGAAATTCATAAACGACGTACAGACAGCAACGGATAATAATAAAGCAATTCACGAAAAAATGAGGGAAGAATTCGGGCATTTATTACTATCGGAGGAAATATAATGTTCAAATCAAAAGAAGACCTGATAAAAGAGGCAAAAGATACATATAAAAAACATTATGATAATCTTACATATGCTGATGGTATAAGAAACGCATTCCAATCCATCTCTGAACGCATTGAGTTCTATGAAAGATATGAAGGGGATTGGTTCAAATTCAAAACTGAACAAGAGAAACTATATAACAAGTTTGTTTCTGATAGACCAGATATCTTAAAGGGTATAAACCAACGATTTGAAAGAGAAGCATTAATATTCAATGATTGGCTCTTCCACTTCTGTTTCGATGGGGTGAAGTAAATGGGATTCTTAGATTGGATTGGGTTAGGTTGGTTTGTAGTGTTTGTATTGGCTTGTATAGGATTAGTAATCTGTATCTTTTTGGTGATTTAAAATGACTCCAGAACCATTGAAAGGAAAAAGAGTTTGGTATAGAGATATGATACCTGCATATACAGAGGATGATATCAAATCAGCAGTAGCAGGTCTCATCAAATTCCACGAGGACAGGATTGAAGAGCTGATAGAAAGAATTGTTGAATATAGTGATTGGAGTATAAGTGATGAAACTTATTGTGATTTATTAAGGGAAATCAAAAAGGAATATGAATCCATCATGGCAATCGAGCATTGGTTGGAGGATGTGATATGAAAGAAATCAGAAGGAAATTAGGCACGGTAAATATCGGCAATTACTTTAATAAAATCCTGTGGGTTGATATTATCCCACTTACCAACGATTTAATTAGGTATAAAATCTATTGTTGCGTATCTGAATTGCCAGACGGATTTGATATATCTCAAGTTCCAAAAGTATCCAACGGATTTATAGAAAAACGATTTCACTCGTGGTTTATTAATGGAGGGAGGAACTATAAAACCTACCACAAAATATATATGGATATGGATTCTATGGAAGAATTGCGGGTAATTGTGGAGGAATTAATAAAGAACCCTATATTAGATATTTTCACGTTCAATATCACAATAGATGTGGAAAAAATACTAAACGAACTAAAGATAAGTGTATTATGAAGAGAGGGGATTATTTTATAGTTAATTGCGAGGGTAAAAAACTAATTGGAAGAATAACTTGTTTTAGGAAGGAAATTATATATTATATTTGCTTGTACAATGATATTGATGATTTGGCTTATTCTTATGTAGAAGATAGAGCCGGGAGAAAAGACAAATTTACGAAACAAAGCAATATGGCAGAAAGATTAAAAATGATAAACGAAGAGGAAGTTTTTTTAGAAATTCTATAAGGAGAGAGCATTTAGAATGGCATAAAGTAGCCAAAATCACAAAAATGAAAAATTATATGCTATATAGGTAATATTTTCAGAAAAAATCGATAGTATTAAGCAAAAATAAAAGGAGTTGAAAAGAAATGGAAAAGAAACAAAAAACAATAGTTGCGAGTACTTCCATAGTGGCAGCAGCCATAGTGGTTCTCGCAGCATTGGGAGGGCAGGTGTTTGGCACAGACACAACTGTGAGTGTTATCGTGCCTACAGGAACATATAGAATTGGAGATACAATTACTGTATCAATTCAATGTTCTCCGACAAGACCAGTAAAAGCATGGGAATTGAATGTAAATTTCAATAAGAATGTTTTGAATGCCAATGCGGTGTTTGAAGGAAATTTCTTTGTTGGTAAAACAACATTCTTTAATGCGGGAACTATACAGAATTCCAATGGAAAAATTATCAACATATATGATTTGATAATTGGACCCGGAAATGTAACAACCCAAGGAAATTTAATTACAATATCTTTTACTGCGGTTGGGTATGGAACTAGTGCCGTAGAAATATACAATGTTGGACTTACAAATGAGACAATGTATATTCCAATTAGTATAGTTAATTCCACAACAATAGTATATTCTCCATATGATATGAATGCGGATGGTGTGGTTGATATGCTAGATTTAGTTGATGTTGCTGGGCACTATGGAGAAACTGGAACATCTGGTTGGATTATGCAGGATATAAACAAAGATGGGAAGATTTCGGTTATGGACTTGGTGTTAATATCTACTCATTGGGGTAGTTATTAATGAGGAAGTGGTTGTTGGTCTCTGTGGGAATAGTGGGGATGGTGATTATGGTTGTGATGAGTGGCTGTTTTGAGCCACCCACCACTACCAACACAATATATATTTATCCACAAAGTTCCTATAAAGCAGTTGATGAACAATTTACTATATCAATT